TAATTGTTGCCAGCCACCTATTTTTTCTGGTGCCGTATATCTAAAACGCACAAAGTCACCATCTACCCATTGTCCTGGAAGAGCGGATGCTACGCTTTGCTTGTTAAAACCTGGTGAAAAAGTTACTTTTTTAAGTGCCATAAGGTGATTATATCTAAATTATTGAAAAAATACATCAATATTTTAGAGACAAGTATAGTCTATTGAGACTCAGCGCCGGTAGAAGTAACTTGTTTATTGAATCCTGGTAGGAATCCTAATTTTTGTAGCATATAAAATCCTTATAAAGAAGGCAGTAGGTATGGTGGATTACTGCCTTCATCATAGGGGTATATCATCGTTTAAACCAAGATGGAAGACCTAAATGTGGGCGTTTGTCAAACATGTTATTTTTAGATCCTGGAGTTTTTCTATTATTATAATGAAGAAATACTTGAGCACAGTCTTTGCCTTTAAATTTTTCTCGCCAATGTTCTAATTCACAACCAGAATAGACCAACATATCTCCTGGTTTTAAATCTACCTTAATACCTTTCATACCTTCTTTTCCTGATGGCTCTAAATAAATAGTCCAATCATCACCACCCAAATTCATAGTAGTAGATATTTCACAACTGAATCTATCTTTATGTCTTTTTAATTGATCACCTTTTTTATAAATTCTTGCATAAGTATAAGATGGATATAGTTTTAATCCTGTAGTCTTTTCCATAATAGGTTGACACTTCAACATTAAAGTTTCCATAGCAATATCTGAATAGTTTGAATAGGTGTGTGGGATCTGACTATCAGCTCCTTCATACTCACCTAATAATGTTTCATAAGGAGATATAAATCTAGCATTACGACAGGTATCTAACACCTGTCTTTTCATATGAAAGTAATTGTACAAGAATAAAGCTAAATCTTTATCTATTGCTTGTTTTATAATTACGTATTTATTTTTTTTAAACGACATCTTTAGCCATCTCTTTCGGTACTGCTTGGATATTCCAATGTATAAATCTAAAAGGTTCTATTCCAAAGTCTACACTAAACTCGTGTTCTAAATATCCTGGAAATATAATTAACGTTCCAGGTGTAGGTTTAAAGTGAATCAATTCTGATCCAGCTAACACACCTTTTTGATCTTTCATTTTTAATTTAGTAGATCTAGCCCCGGTCCGCGGTTCATGAAAAACGGGCATAGATGTTTTATCACTACACTTTAAAAAGTAAAAACCTGATACGTGTTGATTCCAATGGACGTGCGCTGAATGATTACCACCTCCCTTTTTTGCAAACTCTTGTACCCACATCTCACTAAACATAGTTGTGTATTGCTGCATATCAAAACCTTGATGATCTAAATACTCCCAAGATTTTTGACCAATATAATTTCTAAAATCTAAAAAATCATTATCAGCAGTTAGAGGTGTTGAGTGATACGATCTTCCAAAATCACCGTGCTCTTTAATAAAAGCTTTCTCTCTTGTTCTTGCATCTTTGATATATTTATTAGATGCTTTGTTTAATGACTTTACAAATTCTGGTTTTTGTTCTGACCAGATAGTTGTGTTGAAATAATTATTTATATACATTATTAATTTACATCCTTTCTTTTTTTGTGTTTTTTAATATACATTTCAAATGTTATTTTGTTAGATTTTTCATAAAAACCTAATTTTATGTTGCAAGTAGAGCAAAGTAATTCTCTAACAGCACCTGTACTATGGTCGTGGTCAACATATAATTTCTTTTTCTCATTGCAAAGTACACATTTGTAATTTTGTTTTTTTAACATTTTTTTGTAATCATTTAAAGATATTCCATAAGTTTTTTTTAGTTTATAGTCTTTAGCCTTATCTTTGTTTTCTTCTCTATATTTTATTCTATAGGCTATTCTTTTTGAATTAGTTCTATAATGTCTTTCTTTTTCTTTAAATTTTTCAATATTATTTAAATAATATTGTCTAGATTTTTCACGTAATTTATCTTTATTTTTTTCCAAATAATCTATTTTATCTTGTTTATTTTTATAAGGCATATTATTTAAATGGGTATCCTAGGTTCCACATCACCAATGAATACCTCGTTCCTTTAGTTACAGGTTTTACACGGTGCCATACAAATGATGGAAACACAATGATAGATCCTTTAGGTAATATTTCTTTTGCTTGTTTCAAATGTTTAGCTTCTTCTCTCATATGCGGATCATAGTTTCTAAAATCAAATTCTAGTTCTCCACCTTCATATTCTGAACCATCGGTTAATTGACAAGTCATAGATAGCTTTCGAACTTTACCATTGTCTGGACCTTCTTTTTTATAAGGCTTATCCCAGCTGTCCTGGTGCCAATCGTAAAACTGCTGGAGTTTATATTTTGTAAACTGACAAGATTCACTTCTATCCCATTCAAAATTCCATCCTGCATTTTTATTAGCTTCATGTATGTAAGGATGTAATTCTTTAAAAATCCAAGTATCATTTAACCAAACTAAATCAGAGTTTCTTTTTCTTTTCATATCTCTAACTTGATCTTTAGTTAATTCTTTATCACCGTATCCACCTGTTCGTGCCATGGTTTCTGCTTGTGTTAATCCATGTTTTATAATGTCATCACAGATTTTTGGAGGTATCGCTGATTTAAAATACCAGTAATAATTAGATATATTCATAAGTTATAGTTTGTACAAAATTCAAACTATCTTTCTGATTATTAGTTATGTAATACATATTCGTTGATGGAAACATTATGAACATATTATTTTTAAGTTCTATATCCCAACTTCTTCCTTTACGTCTGTTATCTTCATAATGTATTCTAACAAAACAATCTTTAACTTTAACGCCGTAAAGCATAGTAAAGTCTGGAGAGTTACGTAGATCCACCGGATCAATATTTAATAAAGGAATTGTTGTCTCATTGGGTTTATAGATATTTCCCCAAGTTGATTTGTTAACTAAATTGATACCATGTTCAAGACCAATAAAGTCTCTCATATATGTGTTTAACATATCCCAAGTTCTTGAGAATGGAAATTCTTTAGCGTTAAAAGTTGATTGTAAAATATCGTTGGTAAGTTTTTCTTGGTCTATTTCAAAACCTTTCGGCATATCAATGTCGCCGTAAAATAAACTCTGTTCTGTTAATACTTGTCTCTGCATACCACCACCATTTTTAATTTATGCTTTGCTGTCTGTCAAGTCCCAAGTTGTATTAGTTTCATTCCAATTGTAAGACCACATATGAGTGTCTGCTTCATTTTGTGAAGTCTGTTCTTCTGTTAATGCTGGTGCATCACCGATTGGTGATTTCCAAGAAGCTGATGCATTATGTTTTACCCAAGATGCATGAGGTTTTTTAGGCCAAAAGATATTATCATCTTCGTCCCAAGTATAACCTATACCTGCGTAATTTCCTCTAAAAGGTGTTCCACCATTTCTATGAGTTCCACCAGATGTATTGTAAGATGTTTGAATCCACATCTGTGCTGGCCAGTTGTTGTGAGTTTCTAAATATTGTTGACCTACAGATTCATCCTCAACGCCGTCCGCGTTCAGCATATCACCATTATTCAAAGTTAATACTTGAATAACTTTACTGTTAGATCCTAGTTTTGCAAAATGTGCCATAATTATTCTCCTTATATCTTATTTATTGTTTGTTGTAAATACCATATTAATTTTGGAATTTGTATCTTATTATAACAATTCCTGAACCGCCAGAGCCACAAGTAAAGATATTATTACCACAACCTCCACCTGCACCACCAGTATTGGCTGTTCCAGCTCCTGTGGGTTGAGAAGGTGATGTTGCACCACCTTGACCACCACCACCTAAACCACCTGTGCCGTGACTTCCTCCAGCGTGAGCTGCACCTCCACCACCACCTGAAAAATATTGTAAACCACCTGAAGGTTGACCATTTGTACCTACAAATGCAGTTGGAAAACCAGTACCATTTCCTCCATTTCCTGCAGCAGGACCGCCGGGAACAGATTCGCCAGCAACTGAAGCCCCACCTCCACCACCAGCTCCATTAGGACCTGAACTAGTTCCACCATTTGTTCCTTGAGGTGGACTAACTGGAGGTGTATTACCTGCTCCACCTGCTGTATTACTATCTCCACCACCACCAGATCCACCTGTAGTACAAACTCCTGGAGTACCATTTCCACTTCCACCTCCACCTCCAGCCGATGTAATTGTTGTTGAACCTACAAAACTTGTTGATGAACCTTTTTCACCAGATGTTCCATTAGTACCAGGTCTTGGTCCACCTCCACCTATTGTTACTGGATATCCTGTTGCAGTTACTGCTAGTCCTCCAGTTGCAGGACTTGGAAAATTATTTCTTAAACCACCTGCTCCACCACCACCTGCTTGATCTCTTCCACCTGCTCCACCACCAGCTACTACTAAATATTCAATTGTTGTTGAACCTAATGGATTACCTATTGCTGAAACTGTAAAAGTTCCTGATCCTGTAAATGTATGAATTTTATAATCACCACTAGTTGTTGGTGTTCCACCTGTTGCTGTAACATACGCAGGTTCTAATTCAATATCACTTAAAGAAGATGTATCTGTTGCTTTCCAACCTTGTGTTCCATCTACATATACTAAAGTTACTGCTGAATTTTCTTGTGCAATAGTTAAATCTGCCGCTGCTCCGTTAATGTTTGAACTGTTTCTGCCAATTGTAATATTATTTGAATCTGCTGTACCTGCATAATCTGAAACTGCAACCACATCTCCAGCACTAGGTGACGCTGGTAGTGTTACTGTAATTGCTCCACTTGTTGTATTTACAAAATAACCTACACCACTTACTGCTGTAAAATCTCCAGTCTTTGCAGTTGTATCCCAAGACACTGCACCGGTTGCGCCGAACCCGGCCGCCGTACCACTGTTCGTGATTGTTACACCTGCGGGAATTGTGAATGTATCACCACTGTCCCCTAATGTCGTTGTACCACACGCGGTTCGCGGGGTTAATTTATTTACTTTTATTTCACTCATAATTTTTTCCTATTGAAATTTGTACCTTATAATAACTACTCCTGAACCACCAGTTCCACCATCATCTCCGTTGTTACCACCGCCACCAGCTCCTCCACCAGTATTAGCTGTTCCACTACCACCTTGACCACCAGCAGTTATACCTCCACTACCTGAACCATATTGTGCAGTTCTACAAAGAAGTGAAGGAGCTCCTGATACACAAAGAGGAAATATTCCACCTCCACCACCTGGATCAGCTCCACCACCTCCACCACCGCCTGCTCTTTTAACTGGTGAAGCTGTTATAGATGAAGTTGCACCAACAGCACCAGCTCCACCTCTAGTATTACTAACAACGCCTGCAGCTGCTGAACCTGCTCCACCACCACCTGTTCCAACTTGTGGACTTGATTCATTTGGACTTCCCGGATTATTTCCACCATTATTTCCTTGAGAGGGACTAACTGGAGGAGTATTACCTGCTCCGCCAGATAAAGGATTTGCTTTTCCAGGTCCACCACCAGAACCTCCTGAATTTCCAGCATCTCCTGGTCCACTACCACCTGCACCACCACCAGTACTTGTTATTGTACTAAAAACTGAATTTACACCATTTGTATTTATTGAACCTCCGCCTCCTACTATAATTGAATAGCCTTGAGCTGAAACAGCTAAAGCTGATACAGCACAGTTTTGTGAAGGAAGTCCAATGGTATATGAACCTGATGCACTTCCTGAAGATTCTCTATAACCACCAGCTCCACCACCACCACCACCATTAGAACTTGATGAAGGTCCACCACCACCACCACCAGCTATTACCATATAATCTACTGTTTCTGATCCTAAACGATTACCTACAGAACAAACTGTAAAAGTTCCCGGACCTGTAAATGTATGAATTTTATAATCTCCTGAACAAGTTATTGTTCCACCTGTTGCTGTAACAAAAGCTGGTAATAATCCTGCTTGTCCTGTTGATTCAGCTGTATTTATCCAACCTTCTGTTGCATCTACATAAACTAAAGTTATTGATTGACCTTCAGTTTGAGCTACAAAATTAGCGGCTACACCACCTACTTTTTCTGAACCATTAGGTGTTATTGTTAAATTATTTGTTTGAAAAGTTCTTGTATAATCTGCAAAAGCTATAACATCTCCAGCTACACCCGCTGGTAAGTTAGCTGTTACTGCACCGCCTGATGTATTTATAAAATAACCTACTCCTGCTACACCTGTAACAGTAGTTGTTTTTGCAGTTGTATCCCAACTAACCGCTGAATATGTTTGACCAAAACCGGATTGCGAAGCGCCGGCTGCTAAAGCAACTGTATCTCCACTCGCACCAATAGTAACTGTATTACCAACTTCTTTGATAATATTTTTACCTGCTGCTGTGTTTTGTACGTTGTTTACTTTTATTATACTTGTCATAATTATTGAAATTTGTATCTTATTATTACTATACCAGAGCCGCCGGCACCTCCAGAAGCTATAGGAGCTCCGCCGTTTCCACCACCACCACCACCGCCACTTCCAGTATTAACTGTTCCAGCTACTGCTGTTGTATTATCTTTTGTTCCATTTCCACCACCACCTGATCCACCTGTTCCAATAACTCCACTCGAAGCTGCAGCTGCACCACCACCACCACCAGCTCTAGTTGTTGGTGTTCCGTTAATTGAACTTACTGCGCCTGCTCCACCAGGTCCACCTGTTCCTCCAGGATTAGGAGAAGGAGAACCATTACTACCTATAGCTCCAGCTCCACCACCACCACCGCCAGCTTCATTTGTTGTTCCTGTTCTTCCTGAACCATCTCCACCATCAAAACCTTGAGAAGGACTTACGGGGGGAGTATTACCTGTTCCACCTACTTGAGGAGAACCACCTCCATCACCATGACCTCCTCCACCAGATCCACCAGGTCTACCTACATATGGAACAGTTTGTCCTCCACCAAATCCACCACCTGTTGATGTAATTGCAAATCCACTTGAATCAACCCCATTTGCTGCCGGGGAAGCAGAAGTCATCCCCGCTCCACCACCACCTACCACAATTGGATAGCCCTGTGCTGTAACAGGTAGTCCACTAGCAGTTCTATAACCACCGGCTCCACCACCACCACCTTCTTCACCGCCACCACCGGCTCCACCCGCTATTACTAAATATTCTATTGAATTTGAACCTGAAGGAGTTCCAGCATTTGTAACTGTAAATGTTCCTGGACCTGTGAATGTGTGGACTTTATAATCTGTACAAACGGTTGTTATTGTACCACCTGTTGCTGCTATATAGGGAGGTATTCCTCTAACATTAGAAGTTGAATCCATTGTGTTAATCCAACCTTGTGTAGCATCTACATAAACTAAAGTTACTGATTGTCCTTCTGTACTTAAAGTTGCACTTTGATTTATTGAACCAATTTTATCTGTTCCATTTGGAGTAACTGTGACATTATTAGTTTGCCAAGTTGCTGCATAATCGGCTACTGATATAATATTACCTGCGACACCTGCTGGTAGATTAACTGTTATTACTCCTGCTGTTGTATTAACAAAATATCCATTACCATTTACTGCTGAAAAAGTTGCAGTTTTTGGAGTTGTATCCCAATTTACAGTTCCTGTTCTACCGAATCCTGTTTGCGTACCATTATTTACAACAGTAGTTCCAGTTGGAAAAGTAATAGTATCACCACTTGCACCAACTGTTAAATCAGTTCCGCATTGTGGTTCAATTGCATTTACTTCTATTTTGCTCATTAGACAATTACCAACGTTCCGGTTACTGTGATTACATTGGGGAAAGTGACTGGTCCAGCGAGAACCGCAGATTCTATAACTATATTTTTATTATCAATAACTTCCGCATGAGTATAAATTTGCTCTGCACCTGGTTTATTACCTATATATATTTCATTATAGTAACTCATTTATAAAAACCTAACTTGTTGTACTTATTGCTTTAACTACACTTACTACTACATCGGAAGACGTAGCATCACTTGAATTTGCATTTAATACATCTGTATCATTTAATACAAATTTTGCTCCACCTTGAACTAATTCTACTGAACTGTTAGGGGGTATACTTAAATCTTTTGCAATATAAACTGTTCCTGCTCCTGTTGGAGATAACCAAACTGAAATCGTAATTGCAGTTGCTAAAATGTTAGCAATTCTAATACCTATAATAGCGTCTGCTGAAGTAGGACTTGAAGTTGTATTAGTATACAATGCTGTAGTTCCTGTTCCTAGTTGAGCTGTTGCTGATGCGAAATTTTGTGCCATATTGTTTCCTTATATTTTAGTTTTTTAATTTGTTTAAATACTTAATAGCAGATTCTAAATATTTAGTATTATCTTTTAACAGACCTAGTGCAACATTACAATCACTACATAATAAACCTCTAATTTTATTGGTATTATGACAGTGATCTACAGCAAAAGCTCTTGTTTTGTTTCTATATTTACCATTATTATCAATTTTACAAATAGAACATTTATTTTTTTGTTTAGATAATAATTTGTTATAGTCATCTAACGTAATACCATAAGCTTTTTTAAGTTTATGGTTTTTGTCTGTTTTATAATCATACAGATTTTGACAGTCCATACAAGAAGCTTGATAGTATTTTGTTTTTGTTTTTTTATTTATTCTAAAATAAAATTTATTTAAATCTTTCATATCTTTGCAATTTGTACATTTTTTTTCTTTTAAATTTTGTATTAATTCTCTCATCATGGCTAAAGGGCGATCGACATGGCAACAGAAAAACCTGCGCCCGCTGCACCAACGGGAATACCGTCAGCATCTAAATAAATTGCCTTACTTGCTGGTAACGTACAGAATACATCTAATGTATTCCCTGCTCCAAAATTAATTTTTGCGGTAGTACCTAAAGAATTATCTAATACTGTAGTTCTAGCCAAAGTATCTGTAGCAGCGTCTGTAACTGTTCCTATTCCAATTTCATAGTTCGCAGTTCCTTGTTCAAAAATAGTATAATACGTTGTATTAGTATCTCCTATTCCTGCTACAAAAGTAGTAAAGCCAACTTGTGCTCCAGCTAAATTTAATGTGCCAGTTCCACCTGTTGTACTTGTTTCTTTTACTCTGTTGTCTATAACTAAAGCCATAATTTTTTCCTTAAGCCATACTTATGATAGCATTAGCCGGTGTTGCTGCATCGGGGAACGCGATAGTGAAATCACCATTTGTTGCCGTTTTGTCGCCACCAAAATCTAAAACTACTACTAGTCTATTTGCTAATCCATCAACTGTTGTACTATTATAAATTGCAGCAAAAGCTGCAGTGAAAGTTGCTGAAGTCCAAGTTACGTTGTCAAAGTCTACTGAAGCGACGGCCGTTGTACTTGCCACTGCTTGGTTTGCTAAAGTTTTAATAGAATAGTTAGAACTACCACCTGTACTTACTTCATAAGTTGCTACATAAACTGTACTTGAAGTTGTATAAGGGTTAGCCGTATACATTGATAGTTTAAAAGTATTTCCACCTGAAGCTAAATCATGTTGTCCTGAAAAAAGTGCTCCTCTAAATGAAAAAGGTATTATATTTGCCATGTTTATTTTCTCCTAATTATTATTATTTGATGGTGGTTTTGAATTTAGTTGAGTACGAAGAACTCCATCTTGATAATCGTCTCTGCGTCTGTAGCCAATTTGTTCGACTCCATACGTTTCAAGAGCTTCTGTATATTGCCCTTTGTAATATTGTATCATATCCTGTGGACCTTTCAAGTACCCATATGCATTTACTAAACACGCATATAAAAGCAAATCTTGGTATTTATTAGATATATAAGTACCCGCTGTATCAACAGTAATACTAGTAGGTTGTTTATTATAAGAAAGTGTAATTTGGTATGTTTTATCAGGTGTAGGAGCCACTAACCAAAATTCTTCATCCCAATTACCATAATATCTAGGTATATCTACAGCAGCTGTTCCCGGTTCTGCATAGAATTCTGCCATAAAAGAAGTATCTCTTTGTTCTAAAAAAAACTGACTTCCATTTGAATCTGTTAATTGAACATATCTTATAGCTCTTAAATCACTTGGAATAGTTACATATCTATTACCTATAATTAAACTTGATGTTGCATAAAATCTATCTTGATCTGTATCAATTGCTCTTGATATTGTATTTTCTGCATTGATAATAATATTTTTTAAAACTGCATCTGTAAAAACATTATCTCCTACTTCTGTGTAGCCTCTAATATCTGTTTGTAAATCGCTTAAACTATATGCCATATTATAATGCCTTTAATGTTACGGGTCCTGCTGAACTTCCTGATCCACCACCTTGTACACCAGATGATGTTGCATTGATAGTACTTTGAAAATAAAAATAACTAATTGGATTTGTTAAAGAATCTGTAGTAGTTGAATTTGTAATAACTCCGGCAGCATCTATTTTTCCTAATTGAATTGTAAAACCAGCTGCTGAATCTATATCAGTTACTCCAGATATTGTAGGGATAGGAGCGTAAGATTGTAAATTAGGAGTACTAGCTCCACCTGATCCTGCTCCTGTAACTTGAGGAAATCCTCTTAATCTTACAACAGAATCTGCTGATCTTTGATGATCTCTAGAATAAACATTAACATAAGTATTACCACCATAAATAATAACCTCGAAAGGATCATTACCTAATAAAATTAATTGTGGAGTATCATCTCCTTCTACTCTTGGATTTTGTAAAGCCTGTGGATCTGATCCAACAGGTCTTGGAGTTAATTGTGGTTGCTTTGCTTCATACTCTGAATAATGAACTAAAGACCCATTCCATTCTCTAACCATTTCAGTATATGGAAATCTTAATCCAGATCTATCTGAAATTGATAATGCTTGTTTACCTCTTGCAAAAACTCCCATTATCCTAGTATCCCATCACCGTAAAAAGTTTGTGGTGAAATAAATGTAGCTGTTCCTTGGTTATCGGCATCTAATGCTCTTAACATTTCACTCTCATATCTTCTCTCAAGTTCTGCAGATCTTTCTGGAGAAACTTTTTGACTTAAATAATATGCAAGACCCGACATCATGCATGGATAAAATCTATTTACTACATCTGCTGTATTTGTGTAAGCTCCTACATCTTGAATCTTTGCTAAATAATAAAAACAAAATTGAAAGTTAGCTGGAGTAGTTGTACTGGATACAGTTGAATTAGGTGTTGCATATAAAAAAACACTTGGTTTTATTTTTCTATCTACATAATATTGTGAAGGTGTTCCTTGAGTTAATTTATTAGGAGTTGCATTATAAATAGATCTACTAATTTGAGTTAATGAAATATCTTGGGGGGCTGTTGGCGTAGAATTATTTCTATAAAAAGCTTCTAATACTGAACTTACATCATTTGGAAAATTTACAGTATCTGCTGCATAACTATATTCTGCCTGTCCTTGTATTAAAGGTATTTTTGCAAGTTTTACTTTCCATAAATGAACTCCTCTATTACCCCATTCTTGAAACATAATATTAAGAGAACGTCTTGCTGATCTTAATTGATAACCAGTTCTAGTTCCTAAAGTACCTGTTCTTTCATAAGCTTCTTCTATAATATCATCTATTTGTGGATTAAATTGATTTGTTTCAGAAGTAGGTTCAACTGTTTGTGCTGTGTTACCCATGCCCGCGGTCGTCGCAGAGTAATAAAATAATACCGGAGCGCCTACTGTTCTTACTGGAGCGACGATAATAGTAGCCTTCGCACCCGCTGTTCCAGCAGTTCCTGTAATAGTTACACCATTGGTATAATTAGCACCTGCATTATTTGTTCCATCTTTAGTTGATGAAAATAAAAGTTGATTAGAAGTATTTGTAGAATCCGAAGTATCAAAAATATAAGTATTACCTTCCTGTAAATATAGAACAGGACTTACCTCACCATTAATGAAAAATTTATCGGTACCGGCACCAAAAGCATTCTGGCCAGTGGCAACGGTGACTGTATAAGTTATAGTCGCCATTTATAAATCCTACGCGCCAGTGATAGTTAAAGTAACACTTCCACCTGCTCCGGCTAAATTGTAAACAATTCCATCTTTAAATAAAATACCTGAACCTGGAACATAAACTTCTAATCCTTCAGTTCCGAATTTATAAGTTGCTACTAAATTTCCCGCTGCCGCTGCTCCTGCATTTACTGCATCGTATAAAAGTAAAGTAGAAGCTGCTACTCCATATCCTTGGATAGAAGTAATTCTAGCTCTATTTACTCTTGATAAAGTATCTGTACCTATTACTGCTAAATTTAATGTTGTTTGATCACTTGAAAATGATGCGCCCATGTTTTTCTCCTTTAAATTTTTAAATGTGGGCCGAAGCCCACACTAATTAATTATTTATTATACTAATTCAGGTTGTCCTTCGCCTGCTTTAGCATTGTCTACGACAGTATAAGTAAATACACCTGTAACAGTTCCTGTACCTGCAGTTGCGCCTACTGAAGCCGCTACTGTAGCATTAGCTGGAATACCTGCTGGAATAACTAAAGCGCCATCTGCACCTGCAAGAGTTCCTTTTGTAATAGAAGCTACTTCATTAAAGAAGCCATCTACATCAGCTGTAGTTCCTATATCAACTGTAGAACCTGCACCTACTGATGCTGCCACTACTGAAAATGAAACGGGTATAGCGCCTGCTGGTAAAACAAAAGTTAAACCTGTTGTAGCACTTGTACCAATTCTAACTGGTGTTAAAGAAACAGCTGTTGCTGCTGCATTGAATGAAATTACTTCTGATAAAAGTAATACACTTGGAGTTGCTCCAGATGATTTGTCTTGTCCGCCATATGATCTTACGATCCCTTGAAACGATGTTGTTGCCATGATTATTCTCCTAGTTGATTTTACATAGTCTCTAGGCCGTCGACTATACCGCGTCTATGTAAAATATTAATATATGTATAGTATGTAATTTATACACTAGTTTTGAATAGAGTGCAAGAGATCCTGTAGTAAAAGTGCGATTTTAGCGATGTAGCTTTATGTCTTAAGTAGCTACAGAAACTTGTGGAGCAGAGTCTTCTACTCTGTTTTGTAAGTGAGCAATTCTAGCTTCTTCAAGCTTTATGTTAGTAATGACCTTTTTAATCGTGTCATCTATCCTAACCATGTCAAGAGTATATCTGTTATTATCCAAATGCTCCTGTTGCCACTTCAACTCCAAGGACCTTTTTTGTTTGTATAGGTCTTGTATCATCTATAACCTCCTCATAAGTTATTCGACTAACCCCGTTATTATAGTTGTTTCCGAGATTCTCCCACACTATACTGTTTTCTCCCAACTTGTCAAGTACCGCTTTTTCTACAGATTCAGCAGTATCTTCAACATGCTCTATATTAAATTTTGCATGATGGTTGTAAGCCCAGATATTTATGGAAGTTTTTTTCATTTTCACACCTTATTATAGTTAAAAAAGGGCCGTTTTTAGGCGGCCCTTTAAATTATTTACTATGCTCCTGGAGATCCGTAGATTCCTCTAGGGTCAGAGAAACCAAAAACGTATCTCTCTCTAGCTTTGTATCTAACATTACCAGTATCGAAGTCACCTTCCATAGTAGTTTTGATAGGCGATCTATTAAAGTGTTTTAGACCATTTGGAACATCAGTTTTAACGAACCACGCATCAGTGTCAGTTAGGTAATGATTTACTGTATAACCGCCAGCTATCATTCCCATGTTTTTGATTGCATTGATATCATTATCTGCAGTTCCTGTTCTACCTGCTGTATTTAACAATCTGTCAGCTGTGAATTGCAATTGAGGTGGAATGATCATTTTCATTCCTCTCGCAGCAATTTTCAAACCTCTTTCATCTGTGAAAGCAGAAATGTCAATTATAGCTTGTTCTAGAGAAGTTTCATTTAAATCCGCAGCTGTTGCTGGTTCATTAGAGAAAGTTCCTGCTAAAGTAGGGTGAACAGCAGAACAAAGTTCTACTCCGTCACCACCTGCAAAAGCTGCAGTGAACGCATTGTTCAATACTGCCGCACCTTTTACATTTTTAGTAGACGCCATAGATCTTGCTAGGGCTTTTGTATATCTAGACGCAAGTCTGTCATACAAATTGTCCTCAATCGCTTCTTCAGTGATTGCGAACGCTAGCGCGATCGTTTCGTTAGTGTATCTTGCAGTGAAAGTTTCTTGTGCGTCGTCAAACTGAATGCCTTGGCCTTCAGGTTTAACTGCTGCATTTCCGAAACCAGATAGCATCACTTCTTCTTCAAACGCTCTGTCTGAAGATTCCGTATCAAATATCTCTTTTGTTTCATCTGCGTATTGTTTGTATTCAAGTCCAAATAGTGCATTTAGACCTGGCTCTAGTTCTTTAACTAGTTGTGCTCTTGATATTGCCATGTTTTCTTATCTCCTATTTAGATTGATTATGCGTATAAACCAGCTCCACCAGCAATCGCAACAACAACATTTCCACCTGCAACAGTGAAATCTTTGTTCTCTAGATCGTTAGCGTAACCAATTAATTTAAACATTCCAGTTGCTGCCGCAGAAGCAATATTAAGTTTAGCAATTGATTGCCCACTTTTATTGTCTGTAGCTGTGTAGTTTAAAGTGTTGAAGTTGCTAGCACCACCGATTAAGGTTTGTGCAACAGCTGCATCCGCTTTTATTACATATTGTTGGAACGGGTTGTTCATTATAAACGCTGAAATTTCATTTGTTCCAGTGTTATAATCAACAGATGTAGTTTGACCTGCAACAATGTTATTGCTGAAAGTTGGTTTTCCCGAAGCGTCTACAAAGAATGCTCCGTTGAACACGCCGGTTAGAAGTGCATCGGCATTATTTGCCCATGCTGCTGCTCCTGCTCCGCCATCATCTGTTAGTGTAAAGCCAGCATCTTGTTGATAACCCTGATTGCCTGCATCTTGTGTAGACATTGGATCACCTTTATTAGATGCTACGCCTGGTGCCGTTTGGATTTTGTACTCCGCTTGACCAGAAGTAGCTGGAGTTTGTCCAACTGTATTGATCGCCTTAAGTCCAAATCCTACTGTACTTGCATTTGCCATAGTATTTGTTTCCTTTTAATGTATGTACAAAGTCCACATGGACTTCATACTAGTTAATTTATTTTGTTGGGTAGGAATTACTAAAAAATTAGCTTTTCTTTGAACCACCAAAAGTTACACGAGTCTGCCTCTCTTGATTGATTGGCATACTTGGGTGCTGTTCCTTAAGCAAATCGTTGTTTACTGCTTCGTCTCGTTCTTTAGTAAGTTTTTGAAAATACTGTTCTCGAGATTTTGCGATTCCTTCGGGTATCCTTGCTAGCACAAGGCCTCCTACACCTATGACACCGGAATATTTTCCTGATTTTTGATCCATAGTTGGGTATGCAGAATCTGGATATTCGTCAGCTCTCACTAACTCCCATCCTTCTCTTAACCTAGCCGATAAATTTTTAGTATCGTCTTGACCAAGAATTTCTACTCTAATCCATCTATGTCTGAACCCTTCGGGCGCAGGTGGTGCATCAAGTGAGTTGGGTGGAGTCCAAGTTTTAGGTGCTTCGACCTTTGTTCTTGTTTGACTCGCACGAGAAGTTTTTATTGTTTCATTGTCCATATGCTTATTGTCCTTCCGTGATATTGTTTAATTGTTTCGCATAGTCTTCTAATGGCACGCCTAATCTTTTAGCTATTGCTACCTGTGATGGCGAGAGTTTCACAGTTTTTTTGCTGCGTCCTGATTGAGCCGAACGTGATGCTGAAGCTACGGATTGAGCAGGTTTTGCTCTTTCTGTAGTATTACTTATTATCTTATCAAATTTATGGGGGAATTCAACTCTTATTCTTGTATCAACTTCCTCATAATATTCATCAGATTTTGGGTCATATCCTTCTTCTTCTACAAGCTTTTTATGTATATCAAAAGCTGTATAAGTCATAGCAGTGTCATTTCCAAACCAACCATTCTTACTAGCCCATTCTTCAGCCCTAGGGTCTGATTGTGGTGTAGTAGGTCGTTGTTGAGGATTAACCCTAACTTCTTTTTGTCTAGGCTCGTCTATTTCAACAACTTTCATAGATCTTAATCTAGCATTTTCTACAGATAGATTAGCTAACTGTTCTTGTGCTGCAATTTGTGCATCTACGTTTTGAGATTCAATAGCATTTCTTAAAGCTAATTTAGCTGCTGCTAAACTAGTTGTAACTCTGCTTTCAAATTCAGAAACATAAGATTTATCTAATTTAGACAATCTATTTTCTGCTTGATTTTTTTGCTGTGTAACTGATTGAGCATATGTAACAGCTTCTTCTCTCTGTCTTTCCGCTTCTCTCATTTTACGAGTTAGTTTAGCAATACGTTTTTGAACGCCTTCACTGTAATCTTTTAACTCATCTTTTTCTTCTTTTTTAGTTTCAAGAGGTTCAGTTTTAGTTTCTTCAATTATCTCTTCAACTTCAATGTCTTCTTTTATTTCTTCTTGTTTTACCGCATCGCCTTTTTCATCAAAATTAATATCTGCGCCGACTGTTTCGCCTACGTCAATTAACTCTTCTGATGCTCTTATATCTTCTGGCATAGTTTTTCCTATGTTGTTAAATTAAATGAAGAACAGATTCAGGATCTTTAACAGTTCCCAAAACTTCATCATCGTTAAGTATTCTCACTTCACCACCTTCAATTGGTAATCTCGAACCCGCATAGCGAGCAAAAATAACCCAATCTCCTTTTTTACACCAAGGCTCTCCAAACTTATCTTTATCCTTGTATGCTAAATCTCCCATCTTTAGAACATAACCACAGGTTGTAGCTATTCTTGCTTTGTCTAATGATTCTTGAGAAAATATAATTCCACCCGCTGATTTATTTTTTGGGGTGAAAGGTAAAACTAAAAGTCTATATCCAGATGGAGTTGGTAACTCATCAACCGTTTCACTTCCAATATTTTCTGGAGTTAAGGGTTCCTGTTCTGGGGCTAAATTTTTATTCTCTTCTTCGTATTTGTCTTGAAGACCGAATTTAATCTTCGGCGCTTCCTTTTTTAATGTCGATAACGTTTCCTTGCTCATTTTTTTGCTCCTTTGGATTTAGCAGGTTAGAGATATCCTGTAATGTTAATTGTATTCCGTGTGCTTGTCCTACTAGATAGCGGTATTTTTCCATTGTGTCAACCCCTCCAGCTAAAAGAACATCGCCTATATCTTGTAGTCTTTGTTGTAACGCTTTTTGTGTTTTGCTTACTATTACTATTTCGTCCATTCTCTTCTCCTATTTTTTTGCTATTTTATCTTTATTGGGTCCTTTTTTTATCACATAATTTTGAGTTCCGCTAGCCCCTGTTTCTACTTCTTTTTTCAAGTATCTAAATAAACTCATCTGTTTTATCTTTTTGTAATTTTCTTTTAAAAAAGCTTCAATAGCTTTAGTATCTCTCATTAACAGTTCCACGCTCTTAATGATTTATTAATTCTTGAATTAGGATCTCTTGCTGTTTTAGCAGAAGTAAGTTTTTTTTTCATTCCACCCATTCTTGCACAAAACGAAGCTCTTCTTTTATTGCCTACTACTTTGCTAGGTGCTTTTAAAGTACCTTTTGTATAACTTGCTCTACCTTTAGCATTCAATCCACCTGATTTAGCTTTGCCTTCTTTTCTTTGCCATGCGGCAGTTTTAGGCATTAATTTTACCACATAGTTTACATCTCATGGGTTGATGTTTTCTCATCATGTCATCAGGACACAAACATCTTTTACCAAAGATTTTATCTACAAGTTTAGTAAATATAGTTCTACCAATTTCTATTGGCCAACTAATAAATGATTTTAGTTTTTCCATTATTATTTTCTTTTTATAAGATCTGTTGCTTTAAGTCCATAGACGGATGCAATAACTCCTACAAAAATTGTTTGATACCAAAAAGGTAAATTTCCAAAGTGAAAAAAGAATAACTCCATTTTCTCCATATGTACAGGATTATCTGACCATACAGAATAGCCTAACATTACTATAGGGATTGAAAGTAAAACCAAAATAAATTCGTCTTTCCAGTCTGATTGTCTAGCTTCTAGTAATTTTCCTGAATACTCTAATTCTCCAGTACTCATTTTTTGAGCATGTTTCATAGCAGCATCTGACATAAGCATTTTTGTCTGTTGCTTATTTTTGTAAATGTGACTTCCTGCAGAAACGGCTAATTTAATTGCCGATAACCACATATTAATACCAGGTAGCTTTTACAGGTTTCTTGTCAGCTCTCATTCTTTTAGTTCCTTTAACAGTCACAGTCTGTGATTCAGTATCACTAGTCATTTCAATAGTTTTACCGCCTGTTTGATAACCATCATGACCACAACCAAGTTCTTTTTCAATCTTGACGTCGTCATTCATAAATTTAGAGCCTCTTTGCCAATCTTTATCCATATTTATCTCCTTTTAGATTATTATACTTAATTTTTCTTAAAATTCCTACCAAAATCTTGTCTTTTACTTTGATTTGACATTGTTTGTTTAGTAAGTGAAACCCCCGCACGTAATTCAGCTAAATCTTCGTTCTGTTCTAGCTTTTCATCGTGTTGTTGGTCATTCATCATAGCTTTCATTGTGTCTAAATCAAGTCTTGATTCTCTATTCATAGCTTGTTCTTGATCATTTTTAGCTTTTATGTCTAATTCTCTTGATTTTAGTTTAAGTAATGGATCACCACCTACTTCGCTACTAATTTTGTCTTCTTCTTTAGCATAGTCCATTGTCATTTCCGCGATTAGAACTGCTTTTCTAGATTCCATCATAGAAGTTAGTTGTTGAACCCTTTGTGAAGCTTGCATTGCTTGTGGATTTTGCTGCATCATTTGTGGATTTTGCATCATGGGTCCTAATTGTTGTTGGATCATTTGTAATTCTTTCATTTCTTCAACATATTCTAATTGAATTTGTTCTTGAGCCATTAAACTAATATGTTCTAATATATTTTTCTGTAAAGCCATCATAGCCATTGGATTATTTTGTACCATAGAGATTGACATGAAACTTAAGTGAGCATCAATATGTGCTTTGTGGTCTTGACCTGGATACGCTTGAAAAGGTTTACCACTAATTGATAAAATATGTTCTAAACTTGGATCCATTGGTGTAGGTGTTTCAGGAGGAGGTAAAATTGCATTTACATTTTTTACACCAATTGCATCATACATAGATCTATAAGCTTGATATAAATTATGTAGTTTAGGATTAGATTGCGCTAATTGTAATTGAGTTTGTGCCATCGAAATTCTTTGTGTTTGAGAAAAAATATTAGGATCAGCAACAGGTAAGATATCTACCTTGTCATCAAAGTCTGCTACTTTAACATTTCTCGATGCACCGGGTACGTCATAAGGATATTCTGCAGGTAAGTAACTTTTAAATACTCCCGCTAATAATCTAAATTCATTTTTTAAACCTACATATAATCTTTTATGAATAGCTGACATAACTCTAGATCCACGCTCCAATAACGCAACCGTTGTACCAACAGCCGCGGCTTGATTCATATCGCCTACTTGTGCATCTGCGATGCTCGCGAATCGTTGTGCTCCTGAAACTACTACTCCCATTAATTGAAGTAAAGTTTGGTCTGGTCCTTTAAAAGGGAGTTGCATGAACTGATCTTTAATATTTCCACCTGGTACATCTACATCTCTAAATTCTCCAGGTTGTAAAGGTTGTGCATCATCTCTCATTCTAACACCTCTAGTTTTAAAACCAGCAGGTAAGTTAGCTAAAGTTCCGGCATCTAATAATTGTCTTAAAGCAACTGTTGCTGTACGTGACAAACCACCAATCATGTGAATTAATCCTAAACCATAAAAACCTAAACCAGGTAAAAATTTAAAGTGTACAAAATAATCTTTTTTCTTTTTTAAAGGATCTTGTTCGCCGTAGTTTCTTCTTATAGATAAAACTTTTGAGTTTGCTTCATCAATTGTAATTATATAAGGTAATTTAATTCCAGTGGGCTCACCATCTTCAGGATCTACATCTTCGTGTCCTTCCAAATCTACATCAACATGCATTTCTAAAATTGTATACATGTCTTCTTGGCCGTTTTGTTGAATGCCTTCTAATTCTAATTCTTTTTGTTTTAATTTATCTTCTTGTACAGGAGGTTCTCCTAAATCAATGTCTTTATAGAAACCATTAATTTGTTGTTTTCGTAAATCATTGGGTGACATACGAATAACATGAATTACAGCTTCCGCATCTTCTAATGAAGTAGCAGAATAAGGTACTACTAAATCTTCAGCAGGAATAAATTTAGATACTGCTCTACCTAATAAATCATCATAATAAACTTTTTTAAACGTTGAACCCGACAATGGTAAATAGAATAACATTTGATCAAATTCAGGTTCATACTCTTTCATCTGATCCATGATTTGATAATTCATAAAATCTTTAACACGTTTTGATTGTTCTTCTTTAGCAACACTCGCATCTCCCATGATTTGAGTTCTAACTGGACCATCCGCGGGCAACAGTTCTTTATAAGCTTGTGCTTGAAATTGTGTAACGGCTTCTGCAAGAACTGGGTGAGTTACTGAACTTGCTCCTCTAAAGGGTTCTGTTTTAGTTACGTATTTAAATCCTAAAAGATTTAAACCTTCTCTATAACTGTCTGCCCATTCTTGTCTTGATTGTTTATAATTAGTATACTTTTCCATTAACTCGGATGCCAATGGATCTAAAACGTTGTCTTCTAAAAAGTCTGCTAAATTTTCAAAGTGGTCTTCGCCACCTTCTGGATTAACTTGTGATGGATCAAAATTAACGGTTGCTCCACCATCATCATTCATTTCAATTTCAGGTTCTCCGGCCTGTTGTCTTTCAATAATCTCTTGTTGCTCTTCAACAATTACTTCTTCACCAGGAATTTCAATTTCTGTTTTTGTATTGGGTAATGATTTATCTATTGTAGCCATGAGCTATTCTATACCTTCTCTGTTATTGATTTAACACCTTCTTCGACAGAAGTACTATCAGGTGTTTGTTTAACTGTCAAACTTTCAATTACTTCATTGAGCATTTGAGGATCTTGTTTTTTAGGTTCATCTAAAGGCATTGGGTTTTCAGCAGCCCATTCCAATAGTTCAGCTTGGGTTACTTTTTCATCATTTGCCGTATTTACAAATGCACCTATGATTTCGTTGTATTTAATATCCATTATCTTTTTCTCCTAAACATTGTAGCTAGACCAGTTGGTACAAATCCACCTTTTTTTCCATGTAATGAGTAACCTCTTTCGGAACTAGCTTGATTACTTTTACCTGTTGGGTTGGCCGATGTATCTGGACCACTTACAGAAAAATCTCTACCATCTCTTTGTTGTTGAGCTGAATATTCATTTGCTAATCTGTTTGAAATCCTATTTGCTTCTGCTCTATTTGCTGCTGCGGCTTCTTCTGCTGCGGCTTGAGCAACTTGTGCTTCAGCTTTTTTATCTGCTCTATAATTTTTAAATTTATTTGCTGCTTTTAAAGCTAAATTTAATGGAGTTGGTATATTTCCAAGCATTCTTTGTAAACCAAAAATTCCTTCTTTAAGTGAAAGACCAAAACTTAAATCATCACTATCAACTGTTCCTTCACCAATGTCTTCTATATTAAAATTTCCACTTACTGTTGATCCTGGTCCTTTGTATCCTAAACCTGGTCTAGCTGCAGTAATTCCACCCTTGTCATTGCCTCCATTATTAATAATATTACGAGGAGATACTACAGGTATATCTGGTGTTGAATCCGGTGGTGTAGTATTAGGATCATAGTAACCCAACATTGCTAATTGACCTTGAATAGTTACATCATCATGTCCACCTCGTTTCATAGAGTTATAAACATTCATACCTTGTGCATCTAATGTATCCCACCAATTAGAATTGTTTTGTGAATTTGAATTTACTTGTGAAAGAATTTGTGGACTACTTGTTATAAGATTAGAAAGCATTCCTCCCATAGCATATCCTGCTCTTTTAGGTTGCATCATAGATGCAATTCCGCCGTCCGCGTATTTCTTTTTATATTTATTTGCAAACTTTTTCCAACCTGTATAACCTGATGGTTTGTAATTATCTTTTAGGTCCGGATTTGCCAAACCCAAGTCTTCAGCTTTTTTAATCATTCGTCCTCTTTTACTTGCGTAACCATCACTTGCATTTGGATCAGAATAATTTCCTGTTTCACTATTGGCAGTATCTGCCATTGCTTTACCTTTTTCTTTACCAGTTAATTTTGGTGTTTCTATTTCCCCAAGTTCTTCTTCACTAACTTCTTCATCACCTTCAGATGATTTATTTTTAAGAATATTAGCCAGACCTTGTTCGGGCATAATCATTGCGAAAATTTTTTGAGATTGTTCTGGATTGTCTTCTATGTATTCTTCAACTTTTTTTGAGAGTAAATCTAATCCTGCTGCAGATGCTACTGCATTAATAGTTATTCCTGCTGCTTCTGCAAAAGGTATTAGGATAGGTATTGCTAATGCTGGCATAGTTAATAATAAGTCCTGTTATGTGGCATTGAAACTTCGTCTTTTTCATCTTCAGGGTGACCAATAAAACCACCTTGACGAAATCGCATTACCGCTTGTGTTGTGCTATCCACCAAATCATCATGATCTCCATAAGGAAATGATGCACATTCTTCAATCACCTCATCAGCGAATTTTTCATCTGGCGCCCAAATTTGTCCAGACTCAAATAGAGGTGAACAGGCGTTTACCCTAGCATGTTTATCATTACCTTTACTAGGAGTGAAGTTTATAACAGGTATCCCCATCTTACGCAACTCATAAGTTAAGGGTAGTCCACTTGCTTTAGCCTCGATGATAACTGTTTCAGGTTTCCAATAGTCATATTGTTCCTTGGCTTTTTTACGAAGTTCTGGAAATTCGAGTCGTTCCTTGACGGCGTCCAATAAAATTAAATTAGGAGCAGAGTCAGGATTTTCTTGAAATACACCCCAAGTAGTGATTGCAGAGTAATCGGCAGATTCTTTTTTAAGAAAAGCAGTATCATAAGATTGTATGACATGTTGTAGTTTTGGAATATAATCCCGGTCCCATTTCCGCCACCATTCCCTTTTGATTAAAGAGCCTTCTTCAGAAGTTGGGTTTTGCATCCATTGCGCGTTCCACTTACCAACACTTAAACTGGCCTTAACTCCTTCTAATTCTTCTAACTTCCAATACTCTGGCCAAACTGATTTACCTGATGGAAGGATTGCAGGAAATTCTATAAGTTCCCATTTATCTGATTTTAATTCTTTTTGATGTTTTAATAACATCCCTGTTAGATCTTTCATATTCCATCTAGTCATAACGACTACAATAGTTCCACCTGGTTGAAGTCTTTGACGTGGTCCGGATGTATACCATTCATAAGCACGTTCCATGGATGACATGTTCAACGCATCTTGCTCCGAGTGAGGATCATCAATAATCAATAAGTCCGCTCCACGACCCGTGATCGCTGATCCGACACCCGCTGCATAATATTCTCCACCTTGTGCCGTCTCCCATTTGCCCGCGGCTTGACTGTCCTCTCGGAGTCTTGTCTCGAATACTTGTTTATATTCTGGAGAGTCCATAAGAGTCTTTGCCTTACGACCAAATCTTATTGCAAGTTCAGTGGTGTGCGTGGATTGTATAATTTTTAAATTAGGTCTTCGTCCCACCATCCAGGCAGGTAATAGAAAAGATGCAAATTCCGATTTTGTGTGTCTAGGTGGCATATTAATAATGAGTCTTTTTATTTTGCCATTTGCAATATCATTAAATTTTTTTGCAATTTCTTTGTGATGTTTACCTTCTATAAATTCAGGCCAGACATGTTTTACAAAAGTTAAGAAGTCATCGTGGACTTTAGTCTTCTGTTTTTTTTCAGATAGTTTTATTGCATACTTTAAGAATTGTTTCTTAACGTCCGGGGGTAATCTATTTAACTTCTCTTCATCCATATAAATTTTTTGCAGAATTTTTTCAGACTCTGTTTTTATTAGTTTTTTTTTTCGTTTGTATTTTATAGCATGTCTTTGTCTAAAACCAACTATATAGACTAAATAATTTGCTAGACCCCACGAAAAGGGGTGTAGGGGGTGTTTATATCATAGTTACACTCAAAGGTCTAGGGACCCCTCGACTTTGTTTGTGTGTGTGTGCGGAGGGTGGGCCCGTAGGGCACGAGCTGACTGCGACATATTGTCGCACCACTACATCTAGTAGCGAAGATGTCGCATCGACACAAGATGTGGGTATGCGTTTTCGGAGTGTAGTAAAGATATCACACTGGTCAAAGTTGTCGCATCGCTTGGGATATTATACGAATGTTCTTTAGTACTACAAGTTAACTGGTACAGTAAGTGATATGAAAATAAAAAAAGGAAATATAAAAATGAAAACAATTAATACTTATAATATGTTTGGTAAGGAGGTGGTTAACACTGAAGACCAATGGGTTAAGAGATGGAAGGACTGCACTGTTAGTTCTTTAAGTGACCTAATGCCTCGTGATGAATATAAAGAACTACAATCAAGAATAGTTGAACTTGCTTCAAAAGATTTTGATTACAGAGTTGAACTAGAAAAAAGGGAAGAGAAATAATGCAACTAATCGTAGAGAAGAAAAATGTATTTGGGGTAGAGCGTATCTACCCCAAGTGTAGTAAGTCGCAAATATTAACAGCGTTGACAGGTCAAAAGACTTTGCTTGCTGATGATATTAAATTAATAAAAAAACTAGGGTATTCTCTAGTAACTAAATCGGAGGCAATATGAAGAATAGTTATCAAGGTTATTGGTTCAGTTGTGAAACTACCTACAGCGATGACATCGGGTCGAGAAGATGGCTTTTATTATTAGAAAATAAATCTAATGGTAAAATAAATTCAATCGGTTTGAATAATCAAATGACATTTGGAGACGCTACACAAATGGCATTTACTGAAATAGAAAAACTAAACAAGGAGCAAAAATAATGAGTAACGAAACTTTAACATTCACAATCGATAAGAAAAAAATAGAAGCTGACCACCAATACGCTGATGATACGGGTAAGGCTTTTAAAGACCAAGAGGAAGGCGCTGACCAATTAAAAGCCTTCATAAGAGATGAAGTAGTATTTCAAAATAAAACAGAAGGGTTTGTTCCTTATAATAATTTTGAAAGTTCTGTGACTTGGAAAGTAATCAGCTAACCAACTCACCCCGCTCCGAGATACTTGGAGCGGGGTTTTTCTTTACCTAAAATCTACATTAGAATAATTCTAAACTACATTTTATTTTTTTTATAGGAGGGTGGGCCCAGAGGTCACAAGCATGTTATAGGAGGGTGGGCCCAAAGTTCACAAGCAGTGGTGCGACATATTGCGTATGGGATAATATAATATATATATTGAATTACATGGTGAACTATATATTGTCTATGTATGACAGATGAAAAAACAATAATAGTAAAAAGAAAATCAAATTGGGGTAATGAATATGTTTATCCCGTTTGTGATAAAGCTAAAATTTTTGCTAACATTAGCGGAAATAAAACTTTGTTACCTGGTGTGATTGATTGTATCAAAGCCCTAGGCTACAAATTAAAACAACCTAGTGAGGAGATATAATATGGAACTACTAACAAAAGCACAAAAAGAAAAACTTGTAAAAAATCATGAGCACCACAAAAAATATTGGAATGATGAGCACCCGCAATACAAAGAATTTAAAGCGGTGGTAAAATTATTCAATCCAACGGGCCGTGGTACGTGGTACTTGTCCGAGCTTGACCCTAACACCAATATAGCATTTGGCTTATGTGATGTGGGTGACGCTGAATTAGGTTATGTTAGCCTAGATGAATTAGCGTCAATGCGGGTTAGCATGGGGCTAGGTATTGAGCGTGATAGATGGTTTACACCTAAATCATTTGAAGAATTACAATCTTAATAAAAGGAATATAAAAATGGTAAAAATAACAAAAAAAGACGCTGACAATTTATTAGAAACTTTGGAAGAGTGGTATGCTGACAGCTCTTTAGGGGCTAAAGAACTAGATAAGAATGACGTAGGTTTAGATAGTGAAAGATACGACCTTATATATAATAAATTAACTATTATATCTAAACAATAACAACAAACCCCGCTTCAAGATAATTGAAGCGGGGTTTTTCTTTGCCTTTTTTATTTTTAATTTTGTACAGGGAGGGTGGGCCCAGAGTCCACAAGCAATGGTACATGGAACGGGGAGGGTGGGCCCAAAGGTAACAAGCCGTGTTATAGTGTCACACCACTACATGTAGTTTGAAATTAATTTAATTATGCAATAATCTTTTTATATGTTTAAAAAAATAAAAGTTTGTTTTGAGGGTAACGACGGAGAGTTTACGGTCGCTCAAATCAAAAAGAAAATATCAGATCGAGATAATTTTTGGGCAACTAAAGATTTCATCGATGGTAATGACGGCCTGCCAATGCCTTTATGGATATGGCTTGAGCAACTTGCGGAAGAGCAAGAGGGTTTTTATTACGCTAACAAACAAGACAACCGTGATTATTGGGCGCAAGAAAATCGTATTTCGGACGATCCCGAGATCCGATAACCAATTTAAAGGGGGCTTTTTAGCCCCCTTTTTTTATCTTAATTTTTTTCATTTTTGGGGGGGAGTGGGCCCGTAGGTCACAAGCACAACCTGTGCGCGAGCCGTGTTTTTTATTTTTTAAATGGGTGGGTGGGCCCGAAGGTCACAAGCCTGCGACAAATCATCGCGCGTCATTATGCCACATTGACACAACATATAGCGGTGCGCGGTTATGCCACATTGACACGTGAAACATGGAGCGCGGGCCGTTGTGGTTGGGTGCTGTTGGGTGCTGTTGAGGGCTGTTGAGGGCTGTTGAGGGCGTCCAGGTGCGGTTGAGCGCGGGCCTCGGTTTGATTAACTGATTAAAATTTTTTCTATTTTTTGCCAATCATTCACGGCTAGCGGGGTGGCGTCGCGCGGGTCGAGGGCCAGGGCCTGGATACTTTTAGAGCTGTAAAGTTTTACCATTGACCGTGAACCGCTTGCGGTTTGAACTAGAATATAATTACGTTTATTTCTGGTGGTGTGGAATAGTATCTGGTGTGGGCTAAATTTAATTTTATTGCCTGTTTGTATTTTAAGCTCTAATAAAGAAAAACCGTTGAGCTTATTATATAATAGTAAATCACTGACACCTGGCGCGGAATATAATTCAAGCCGTGTAATCAGTATTTCAGGACAGTTTTTTTTGAATAAATGATATAATTTTTGTTCTGGTTTCACCGTACACTTGTATATACAGTAAAACCAAAATAGTCAAATTTACGCAACTTGTTTATCTAATAAAAGAACGCTTTCGTCAAACGGGACGATGTAAAAACTATGCTCTTCGGCGCTTTCAATAATTCTATGAGCTTTTAATTTTTTGTTAGCTGTGTCAAGGTCTTCAATTACTTCTCTTAAATAGTATTGAGGTTTAACACCTTTTAGTTGCCATTTATTTATTATTATATATTTCATGTTATCCTATTGGTTGGTTAATTATATAAATCACTATCTGGATTCATAATTTTTTCTAACTCTTCGGCCATATCTCCACTGTCGTCCAGGTCGTCAAGACTTAAGCCAATTGACCCTGCAATTTTTGCGCCTTCTTTGGCTTCGGGCGTCCACCCTTCGGGGGGTGCCATTTCTTTATTTATTTTTTGTATTAGTTTATTTAGTTTCATATTTACACCTTTTTATTAATTGTTATTATGGGACAATATAACAATATATTTAAATACAAGTCAATAGAAATAAAAATAAAAAAGGGGTTGACTAATTGATATTATGGGATTATATAAGATATATGTTTAAAGAAATAAGAATTGAAAAAAAACAAATTAAAACTAACAAAAAAGATGACAGTAAAGAAGGCGATATTTTTGTAAATTGTAGAAGTTGCAATAATTACATTTATAAAAATAGAAGTAAAAGAGACGGCCGTTACTGTGATGATTGTATGGAGAACTAATTATGAATACTAGAGAAGCCTGGGCCCTTGTGGGTGGGCTTGCAAAACCTTCAAAAATGCCTGGGTGGGCTTATGGTATACCCGCCAAAGAATGTAAAACGGGTAAAAAATTACGTAAAATTAAAGGGTCAACTTGTTTTGGTTGTTATGCCTTAAAAGGTTGTTATGTTTTTCCTATAGTCCAGGACGCTCAATATAGACGTTTAAATTCTATTAAAAATATTAAATGGGTTGAAGCAATGGCCCTATTAATTAATTCTAAAAAAACAAAAATATTTAGGTGGCATGATAGCGGGGATTTACAAAGTTTAAAACACCTGGCCAAAATATATAAAGTTGCTAAATTAACGCCTGATATTTTACATTGGTTACCAACTCGAGAAGCCTGGGTAAAACCTTATATATCTAAAGCGCCTAAAAATTTAGTAGTACGTTTTTCAATGCCTATGGTTGACCAGGTGGGCGCGGATTCCTGGAATAATACTTCGACAGTGACAAGCAAGCCTTCTTTAAAAAGTTGCGGGGCTTATAGAACTGATAAAACGGGTAAAATTCACGGCATTAATAAATATAAAAAATTTACAAAAAAAGATAAAAAACAACTTGATTTAGGACATTGCGGGAGCTGTCGCGCATGTTGGAAGCCTGAAATTAAAAATATTGAGTATGGTATACACTAAAAGAATTTTATTTAAGGTTTCAAATCAGTTGTACCTTAAATTAAATAATGGGGAAAACGAGTTGACGCCTGCAGGCGTTGTAAAAGAAGTCGCCACACGTTGGCGTAGCTCATCCCCTAAAATTAACAAGCGAGCGAGCGAGCAAAAAAACTAACAAGCGAGCGAGCGAGCGAGCAAGCAGAGAGGATAATATGAAACTAAAAGACATAATAGAAATAGAAAAACACTTCACAAATAAAAAAACGCCTTGCGATATTGCGGAATTTTTGGAGGATGAGACCTATTCCGAAAGTAAGGGAGAAGATATTAAACATGGGGATATGCATTTTACCCATTATATAAGACGTCAATTAAAAGATGAACTAGCAGATGATGAAATAATCACAAGAATATCAAAAGAAAATGCAAAACTTAAGGCGCAGTTAAGAAATATTAAAAAAACATTTGATAACTTATAATAACCAACAAATAGAGAGGATAATGTGTCATTAACAATAAAACAATTAGATAAAAAAATAGATGATATTGAAAGTTATTACGATCAATTTAATATGTGTTCTTATGAATATCCAATAAAAGATAAAATGTATTTAGGTAAATTATACAAACTTAAATTAAAATTAATAAACCAACAAGCGAGCGAGCAGAAAGGATAATATGAACGAAGGGCTAGAAAATATAAAACAAATTGATAATTTAGAAAAAAAATTAAATCAAGTATTAGAAATTTGTAAAATTAATGCTGATTATGATTGGGATAATAATATGGAAGATATTAATTTGGAATTTAAAGAAATAATTAAAATAATAGAGGAGAAGTAATATGAAAAATAAACTTAAACCCTACACAGTAAGAATGACACAAGATCATTGGTACTATGCAGATGTTATGGCAAAAAATGAGAAGGACGCTGTTAAGGTAGCTGAACAAATGCACAGTGATGGTAAATTAGATATACATAAAAATGATAATCAAGAAGGTGATTGGTATTATGACTTTGCCGATCTAAATGAAATCTAAAAGAAAGGATAACATGACAATAAAACATTGGAACACGGGCGCAAGTGCAGAGAGATATAGAGAAGGTGAGAGAGCGAGCAAGCGAGCAAGCGAGCGAGCAGTTAATAAAGATATGGTGCAGTATTGGTTAGGTGATGATTATGAAAATTGGATAGATGATATTTTAATTAAACTAGTTAATGATGAAAATCCAAGTGCACTTTACAATTTAAAAAAAGAAATAAAAGATGCGTGGGATCAACATTTAGAATAAAAAAGGGGGTCAGTATCCGTACCAATTACGTGATGTAAGGTAGTTAGTAAGCCACCCCCTAATTCAATATTACTAATGTGACTTGATTTATACGCCAATGTACGATATAAGTCAAGCATGGGTGTACCGGCTAAATTAACTGAAAGACAAATTAAATTCGCAGAATTGCTAGTTTATAATGAAGGGCGTATGTCTCCTGCAGAATGTGCAAAGGAAGCAGGTTATAAGACTAGACCCCGTCAAGCCGCAAGCGAGCTACGAAATCCTAAATACTCACCATTGGTTGTAAGATATATAGGGGAGTTGCGAGCAGAAGTTCAAGAGAAGTATGGTATTGATTTTAATAGGCATGTGAGCGAGCTAGCCAAGATTAGAGACCAAGCGCTGGCAAAAGGGGCCTGGAGTGCCGCAGTAAATGCAGAGGTAGCAAGAGGCAAGGCTGGAGGTCTATATGTAGACCAAAAATTAATTTTAACAGGCAGTATAGATAAACTAACAGAACAAGAATTAGAAGAAAGAATGAAAGATATTCTAAAAGATCATAAAGATATTATAGATGGTACTGCAGTAGATGTAATTCAAGAAACAGTTATAGAAGAAAATACTATAGAAGAAACAGAAGTAGAAGAACAATCAGAGGAAACTGTAAAATACAAAAATATAAAGAAATTAAATTAAGTCTTCGGTTTTGAAACTGTAAGAATTGTCTTATATTTTCTTGGTTTTTCGATAGCTGTTTTAATTCCTTGTGAATCTGGGCCTTTAACCGGAGGTATTTCGTTCCATTTAACATTTAGCATATTCTTCGTTAGTGTTGGATTTTTTGTCATTTCGGATGTTTTGCCCCTTTCATTATTGTACCGTCGGGCATTTTGTGAGTTTTCTTTTTAATAGATCCACCTTTTCTTTTTGAATCTTTTGAAAATTTTTCTGCAACATTAGGTTTTTTAGCATATAGATATTTTCTTTGTTTATCTGATTTGAATGGCATTACGCTTTAGCAGTCTTTGCCGCTTTTTTAAATTGTTTAGCAGTTGGTGCACCTTTAGCTCCAGGTTTTCTCATTTTTTCATTAGAGCCTGCTGCAATCCTAGCACGCTTGGCATGGATGTTTGCATATAGTCCAGTTTTTTTTGTCATGAAATAATTAAACCACCTAGAATAAATCCTACACCAAAAGCAACCATTAATGGATGCTCGATGCAAAAGTTTTCTGCTATGTCTTTTATTTTAATTAAGTAATTCATTAATGTAATTTTTTAATTGATTGTATAACTGCTGTCGGAATTATACAAGTATTACCTATAGTGTCAAATGTAGGTTTATCTTTATTTAAAATATAATCAGTAAATATTCTAGTAATACCTTTGCTTTGACTTAATAGATAACCTTTAGAAACACAGATGGGTAATTTTTCTTTTTTTAAATCTTTTGTACTACTCCACCCCGCATCACCCTCGATGTCTAACCATTGAATCTCCACAAATGGATAGGCAGATATATCATCGCCCAGAGATTTTGTATTCAAAGGAATAGTTTTTCTATTTTTAACTCTTTTTTTTGGCATATCTACTTATACTATAAGGGAGATTTTGGAGCAATTATTTTTTTTTTGAAAATAAAATTATTTTTTGGCTATTGGGTTTCTCAAAACAGCAAAAAGTCAATATAATCAACACTAATTCCATATATTACTTTACTATCTATGCACTATTTGCATACCCTTACCCCTCTTTTAGTACTGTGCCACCACTAAATCGTCTACTATTCAAGTATACTGTCAAGTGTGCCATGATGTGCCACCATAAAACAGACCAATGGCACACCTATTCGTCAACAGTACCAACACTAATAAGCTAAATTTAGCCTTTGTGCCACTGTGCCACCTACTAATTCACGATAGAAAAAAAAAACAATGCCCCCAACATTTCTCTTATAGTGGAACAATTGCCGTTTTTTGGCGTAAAACGATCCACGGTCCGCGGTCAATAGTCCATAATATTTGATCCGCTGTCCGAGATTAACTATTTGTGACAATTTTATCACACTCTGTGATAAATTAGTCACACTAATTGTATATTAGATATTTTGTAGTTCCTCAACGCTATTTAGTTTGTTAACCGCTTCCGTTGGAACTTCAATATTGTTCGTTAACATCTTTAGGCGCGTCCCATCATCTCGGATTGAAGATTGTCCTTTAGCTTTAGACCATAAGTCTAAATTTTTTATAATAGCTTCTTTAGTTAACCAACCATCAATCTCCATGGTTCGCTGACCGGCGTTATAGTTAAGAAATAATACAACCTCTACTAGATGTGTTAGTTGATGTTTAACAAGATTATGGGGCCAACCGGGTCTCATATAAGAATTAGAGGACCTTCTAGTTTTTATATCTACTTGTTTACCGTTAATTTCTATATCTCCAAAACTAAATTCTTCGTAAGTTGGGAAAGGTTTATCTAATAATTTATAAACCGCTAATTCTCCCATGATGCCCGTGGTTTGCTTTTGTGTATTACCATTAAAACCGGCGGCTCTCATCCCAAAATTTTTTGAAGCTGTAATTTTTTTTGCATATTCTTCTAACTCATCCGTAACTTGTACTTTTATCATTTTATCCTTTATGTTTTTTAATGGGGCTTCCACTCTCGCTTCAGCCCCATGTTCTGGCAGAACTTCTTAACTCTGTTTAAAGGTCAATGATTTAATTCTTCCAACATCCCCGGTTTTTAAAACCATTCGACCGGATTGGTGGTGACCTATTATTAAATTTTCTTGGATCTCAATTTTTCTTATCTCTTCCAAATTTCCGTCTTTGGTTTCAATAAATATAGGACAATCCGATACCGCAGTACCTTTTTGACCCAATGTAAATTTATTTAAGTATTGTTGCAGATCTCTTACTCTCATCATCTATCTCCTTTTTTTAATATTACCGGTATAATAACCATTTGCACCTCTTTCTAACTCAAATTCCTTATGCCATTGTTTAATTCCTTTGGAATAAGAGGCTTCTGGAATACCATCGTCTCCCACATAAATAATTTCTATTTTTATAAAATTTTTTAAGGGACTTTTCACAGTTCTATTTATTTTTTTACCCATATTTTTTGTATTCTTACGAGTATTTTTATATTTTACATCAATATATCTGGTCTCCCCCGTTTCCTGGTGAACCAATACTAAATCAATAGGTCCGCTCATCTTATAAAATACATGATAATTATTTTTTCTAAAATGAGCTGCAGCAACTAATTCACACCAATCTCCTTTTTGCTGTGCGCCTTTACCATTTATAATTTGTGTTTCTTTATCTAAATTATTACTGGTCATCTGTAATCTCCGTTGCATATTGTTTTACTAATCTGTTCCATTGTTTAGTCCAAATTAATTTCATGTCTTTATTCTCTGCCTTGTTAAGCGCATTTGCTAAACTGTTAAGTTTTTTCATTTGTAATTGCATGTTCTTTTCGTTTTTCATACTTCTTTCCTTTCCTCATATTATCTATCGCCCATAACGGTTGTAAATTACTATAATGAAAACATATCACTTGTTGTCCTGGATCTGTTAAATCAAATGAAGCGCAGGGTTTGATATGATCAACGTGCCACTCACCATGATTTTCTCTAGTCATACCGGTTTTAAATTTAGATTCTAAATGTTTCCATAGTTCTTCTATTGTACAACCTAATATATTAATCGTAGAATCTGATTTACTATGTCCTTTTAAAACATCTTTAATTCTCCCTCTTAAAATAGTTAGAATTTTAAATGATGGATCATTTCTTCTTCTCTCTAAATATTTTTCAGTTAACTTTTTCCTGTGTTTTTTTCTGTATCTTTTATTTTCTTCAAATAACAGTTTTGCACCTTTGGGTGTTTTACGTCTTTCACGTCGCAGTTTATTTATATGATCTTTATTTTTAAAATCTAACGCTTTTTTTCTTTCTTTATTAAAAAAAGTCCATTGTCTTTTCCATTCAACAGGATCCTCTTTTAAGGATACAGTAATTTTATCTCTATAGTATCCATAATAAGGAACTATTCTTTTATAAATCATAGGCCATTATAAATCATGAGCCATGATTGTCAAGTTCTTTTCGTTTTGCATAGTAATCACTTACTTTTCCTAACCATTTGTATGTGTATTTTTTAAACTCTTCACCCTCTATAATAAATTCCTGGTAATAATTATCTTTAGAACACATCATAATCACACCTTTTTGTATGGAAGTTTTGTGCATATAATTATGTGCAAGTGCATATGCCACTAACTGCAATTTATAATCTGTTATCCACTCTTCTTTCTTCGGCTTATTAGTTTGTTTAAAATCTATAATTGCATCTTGGCCCTTATGTACTCCAACCATATCAGTCTGTCCGGCATACAACCCAGGGTAGTGTAAAGTACATTCTATTCCATAATATTCTGAAATATTACATAGACCTTGTTCTATAATTCTAATAGCCATATTATGTGCATTAAGGCCCACTTTAGTCATATCTAAATAACCAGACTCATCAACATAACGTTCTAGTATTTTATGCATAGCAGTGCCCCTGGCAGCCGCCTCATCAACTATTTTCACAGCATTGGCCTCTCCTATCTTATTTCTCCAAGCCAGCAAACCAGAGGCTTTATCTGGATCTTGAGTTCCAGACAATATAGTTGTAACACTTGGTAACTTTTCTTGACCCGCAACATAATGACGTTCGCCGTTAATTGCTTCTCGAATTGTTCTTGGATAGACGTAACAATTATTGTGTTTCATATTATCTCCTTTTCTCCATTATTTTTAAAAGCCTGTAATAATCTTTCATCTTGTCTATTATCTGCAATAAGTTTGTTTAATAAAAATACGCAATTACTTTTATTATTTATTGCATATTTTTTATAAATAATTTCATAAGTATTAGACTTAACAACTTGTCTAGCTGCCTCAATTTTTGAACCCCAAACATGATGAAAGTCTGTTTGTTTTTGTTTAATCCTTTCTTTTGCATAAAGATCAAATCTATCTAATAAAAACTGTGTTCTTGTACCTGTCTTAATGTATTTTTTAACACAATCAATAACATCTGATTCTCTTAAATTATGTTCTTCGCAAAACTCAATTAGTTTATTATATTTCATTGTGTAGCCTTTTTTGTGTTGTTATTATTCTTTCTCGCTGTAAATATTCTTCTGCCTCACCCATCTCTGATGGATCTACATCTACTTTAGTAAATTTGTCATAGAATCCAGTACTCAATAAAAGACCTTTCGTAACAGGATGTTGTAATTTTATAATAGCTTTTTTTAGTATTTGATCCAATCTTGATCTAGTTACACCAAAATAATCGGCTATCTCAATTATATCATGTGGTTTGTCTATCCCTAACCCATAATGCATTCTGATTACTTTTTCTTCTCTAGGAGTTAGTCGAATAGATAAAACTTGTGTAATCTTTCTATCTAAATCAGCTTCAAGAAGAGTATCCCCTTCATTTTTATGGTAGCTAACTAATTGTTTAAGTTCTTTTTCATCTACTTTAATTTGATAACTACTTTTTTTAAATCCTTTAAGTTGTCTTTCCGTAAAACAATCCTCTATATTTTTACCTAGGATTTTTAAAACTTCTTTACAAAATTTAGTGGGCTTACCTGTTTTAGTATCTAAAGGTTTCCTCGAACCACTAACTAATTGTCCTATTTTAATTGAAGGATAACCATTAACAATTGAACATTGTCGTGCAGAAGGATAGCCTGCCCCCTCAATAGCTGATAATAATCTCTCATTTCTTATTGATATTCTTACTCTATAATCACTCATTTTTATTTCTCCTTTCTTTTTTGTTCTAACTCCATTATTTGTACATACTCATTTAGTCGATCTATTTCTTTAGAAAGAGTCCAATTATCTTTTTCTACATATTTTAATCTTATAGATAATTCTTCTATCTGTCGTTCAAGATCCAACGGTCCGCGATCATCTGTCATTTATAATTTATAAAAACTATACTCTAAAGTAAGTTCATCCCCCATTTTAATATCTTTAAGTGTAACTAAATTCCATTCGGTTTTAGCGCCATCAGGACGTTGTTTAATCTTCTCACAATTAGGACCAGAGATTTCAACCAACTTATCATTTTGTAATTCTTTAACAGTTGGCTCATGATTAATAAATCCTCCAAGTGGAGTTCTGATTAATTCTTTAGGAGACATCTTATCTTTCTCAAGTTCAATATGAGAAACCCCTAGATCAGTTCCTTTAGGTATGTCTATAGATGAAAATAAACCCTGGCCTTCAATTAAACTTTCCTCAATAAATAAATCATAACTTAATGGTTTATAGTTTTTCTTCTCATGGTCCTTTGCCCTATTAGCATCTATTACTTCGAAGTGTTCTTCTTTTAATTCAGTCATTGATTCTCTCCTTTATTGTTATTTCACCTTGATTGTTGCAGTGTTTGCAATCGCTTATAAGTTCCTCTCTACCTTCCTCAAATAGAGATCTTACATAACCATTGCCTTTACACTCACTACAGATAACTTTACGATAACTATTTTCTTGAGCCATTTTTATATCCTAGCTTTTTAGTTCGTTCGGTAGCTAATATTTCAATTGTTTTACTTATAGTAAGGTGTGCGTCGGTAACCTTATTAGCAGCTAAAAAATGTAGCTTTTTGTAAGTATCTATTGGAACACTAACTGATTTAAACTTAAGTGGATTCGCCATGTTTTTATCTTCCTTTCTTTTAATTAATCTATTTTATATATGGGAAGTTATATCAATATAAAAGTGCTTGTCAAATAAATAATTTTAATATATATTAGGGATCTCTTCTCACACCTTTTGTTTGCCGTGGCTTTTTGCCACGGTAAGCAAGATTAGAATCTTTCTAAACTACCGACCTTGACCTAAATAACGTTTTTGAGATTTTTGACGACGTTCGTGTTTTGATTGAGATTTTTTATGTTGACCAGGACCTCTTTTAGTAGGTCTATCACGTGGTATAAAATGAGAGAAATTTTGTTTAGCCATTAGTCTTCCCAATCATGAAGATAATAATCTCCTTTAGGAGAACTATTAATTATAGGGATGTAACTAATTTTACCATTAACTTTTTGTTCTAAATCCGAACCGCAATCAATGCATCTAAAATAAGTTTTTTCAATACATATTAACTTTGTATGTTCCTTGCATGTAGGACATTGTCCTTTAACAACTTCTGTACTAAATTTAAATGTTTTCTTTTTCATCTCTGTGATAATCGATCCATATGAGAATATATTCTTCCAATGACTTTGTCAAGGTCCATCAGTTCTTGCTGGATCATCATCACTAAAACTTGAACTTCTACGAGTGTGATCACTACCCACGAAGCCAATCCCATTAAAATTGTACCTAGTAATCCTATTAATATTGTGTTAGTTTTTCTTGTCATTTTTTTTCCTTTTAAAACGATCCGCGATCCACTCACAAATATCATCCATTTTAGCAAAAAAATTATAACAGAATCTATCAATCATTTAAGTCTCATTCACCTCTGTACATGTAAATTTAGTGGATAATTTATTTTTATTAACAAACTTCTCTTCTTGTGCAAGTATTATTTCTTTAGATAATTCATATGCAGCAAGTGTACATTCTTTCCAAGAATTATAAGGTTGTTTAATTTCTGCGGGGGGTAAACATTGACTATCTATAAAAGAACACAGAAATATTACTAAAGTAAATTTCACGGTGTATTATACTCTGCCGGTCCACCTAATAGAGCCAGTGCCACCATCAACACAACTAATAATGCTGTAAATCTGTAATCCATCCTGGCGCTCTCCTTTATTGACATGACAAACATTCCTCTCCAGAATTTTTAGGGTCATCACACTTACAAGTATCACAAGGACATATACCGTACACATCTGTGTGGAGGTCATCCAGGCAATGACATTCATGACCGCATTTTTTACATTCATTTTTGTTTTTCTTTAAATCCATAGAGTTTATCCCTAATAATTAGGCATCCAGTTATTATGTATATAGTTATAAAAGTCGTGACAAATAACAATAATAAGCACAACTGCATCAATGTATCTATGATGAAGTATCGTATTTTATCAAAGATCTTTCCCATATGAAAGAATTATTTTATTTTATTTCGCCCCAATTAGCGCCAGATTCATAGTCAACTTTGTTAGGAACTTTCAATTCTACAGCAGATTCCATAATCTCAATAATTTTTTCTGCTTGAGCATCAGATTCTACAGATATATCTACTTCATCATGAATTTGAATATGAGGTATGATTCCTGCTTCATATAAAGCTACCATAGATTTCTTTGTCATATCTGCTGCACTACCTTGAATTAATTTGTTCAAAGCTTTGTAAGTAAATGCACGTTTTAAAGGTTCATCATATTCTTTTCTAGCCATCTCAAGAGGTAATGGTTTAAAAATACCAAACTGTGTAGGTTGCCATAGGTCAAAATGACATGCACGTCCACCTAGAGTTCTAATTTTACCATAATCATTTGCTTTTCTAGTTACATTATTCATAAGCTTCTTAACAAAAGGAGCTTTAGTGTGATATTGTCTAATCAATTTTTCAGCTGATTCTTTTTGTAAACCCAGTTCCGACATTAATTTATTTTTTCCCATTCCATACATCAATCCAAGGTTAATAGTTTTGGCTTGCTTACGTTCAATACCTGCCATATCCGCTACTACCTGGTGGAAATCCGCATCACCTTCATTGTATGCATTAACAATTTCATCAACACCTTCCAAGTTTTGAAGTTTTGCATAGTGTACTAAAATTCTAGGTTCTTGTTGTGAGTAGTCAAATGATCCCCAACTAGTTTTTTCTTCCGGAATAAAAATAGATCTAATCATTGGTCCAAGTTCCGGATGTCTTGCCGGAATCTGTTGTAGGTTAGGATTACTCATAGAGAATCTACCTGTAACTGTTCCACCTTGATCTGATCTTATTTGATTTATGTCTGCATGAATTCTACCATTATGAGCATGCTTGGTAATCGAATCAATAAAAGTTGTATGTGCTTTATTAATCTCTCTAGCATCTGCAATAGATCTTGCTAATTCATGGGGATGATTCTGTAAAAAGTTTTTAGTAAAACTAGGTTCATTACTTTTTTCAGTTCTATCATAAGGAAGTTTTAATTTATCAAAAGCTGTAGCGATACTTCTTGCTGCGTGTATTTCTACATTAATACCTGTTAACTCCTTGATTTTATTAAGTATTTTGTTCTCTCTTACTATTAAATTTTTCTTTAAATTAGCCGCATGTTCAAGATCAACTCTTACACCTTTGAATCTCATATCAACTAGACAAGGAAATAATTTAGTTTCTAAATTAAAAACGTCCATCAATTCTTGGTTATGAAGTTCTACATTCAATCGTTGCCATAACTTTAAAGTTGCTTCAGCGTCTCGTTCAGCATATTCACCTACATACATTGCAGGAAGTTTATACATTTCTGCTTTAGCGTTTACTGAATAACTTTTAGCTGCTTCTTGTAATACTTTTTCATCTTTACCAATACCAACATAAAATTTAGCTAAAGTATTTAGTGTATAAGACATTCTATTCTCATCAATTAAAGAAGCCGCAATCATTGTGTCAACAATGTGTCCTCTAATTTTAATACCTGCAGATCGAAGCCAACAAACATCATACATTGCATTGTGAAATATAAAGGTAGTTTTCTCTTGATTAACTAAATCCTGAACCCATTGTAATACGAGTTTTCTATCCATATTACCACCACCCTCGTGTCCAATCGGATAATAACCTTTCCACCCATCTACGGCCACCGCAACGCCAGCAATGTGTCCTTTTCCAGTAACATTACCTGACCCAAGGGTCATTAAATGAGGATCACAGGTTTCTAAATCTATAGCAACTTCTTTGTATCCCGATAAATCTTTTAGTTCATCAGGTGCAACCCATTCCGTCTCGGGTGCAAATAACGGCATTTGTGTATTTCTCATGTGTAATCTCTCTCTTTCACCATTTCTAGATAATGTATTGCTTTATCTATATCTTGTATGCCACCCTTCTCGGAGTGCCTACATATATACTTTATAGCGTTGCCTTCTGCAAAAAGCAACTTATTTTCATTAATAAATTCTGCAGGTTGTATAGCAAAATACATATAATGATTTCCACCTACTTGTTTTAACAAAGGATCTAAATCCCCAAGTTTAACTTTATCATTAACAATTCCTTTTTCTTTTAACTTTTTATATTCACTTTTCATTTTTTTTCCTTTTCTTTTCATGTTGTTTATAGTCTTTTAATGTTGCTTCACTTGGGTAATATACTTCAACAAAACTATGACACTCTGGACAAGATAAATTTGTCACTATACTATAAGTATCATTTTCTTCTTCTACATCATGGTCACCACCCCATATTAATTTAGTGTTACAGTGCCAACAGTTCATATTAATCCTTTTGTTATTATGTATGCTAAAATTGAAAAAAAAGTTATCAAAACTAAATCTTCAATATAATCTGGTTCATCTTCCATAGTTAAATTATATAAGCCCGATCAAAGTTTTTAGGATCTAGTAAATGCAATTCACGCTTCGCTCTCGTTGCGCCAGTGTAAAATAATCTATGTAATTCATCTGGATCATAACTAAAAGTTTCTAGTGCTGCACCTGTAAGGTCCTGTAATAGTAAAACGTTGTCGGCTTCTCCTCCTTTCGCTGCGTGTATAGTTGACATTGTTATACGAGGATTTTTATTAATCATCTCACCATTCGCCCTCATATTACGAATATAAGTTTCCGTCATAGGATCTAAACCATTAAATGATTTATACCATACTTCAGATATTGTTAATCCATGTTGCTCTTGACATTCTTTTAATGTATACTTCGCGTCCGAATGCAAAGTTTTACCCTTTTGATACCCAACACTTACATTAGACCCTAAATACTGATAAATATTTTTAATCTCTAAATGATTTAAAAACTCTCCTTTACGCCATGATTCCCAATTATTTAACGCAAGTAATAGTTTTAAAGGTACAGAATTAATTCCTTTATATTGATAATACCATCCTTGTATTTCACATAAATCTTTGGCATCATCTAGAAAATAGTTTGCAGAAGATAATACTAACCAATTACCTTTACTCATATCTACCTGTGTTATATCAGAATATCTTTTTAATAATCCTATTTCATCTCTAGGCTTATATTCTTTCTCAAATCTATTTTGTACTTTGTTTATTATTTTTTGAGATAATTCATGAATAGGTCCACCTGGAATACGATAGGACTGTTGTAATACTTCAATATTATTTACTTCTTCTTTTAACGCTATGAAGTGATCTACATCCGCTCCGGCCCATTTAAATATTGCTTGATCATCATCACCTGCTATATAAGTTTTCTTTGCATATTTCCAAAGATGTCTAACCATTTCCCATTGTAATAAAGATAGATCTTGTGCTTCATCTATAAACAATACTTCAAAACTACTAGGTATATCTTTTTTTATAAAGTCTTCTAATAGATCTGTAAAATCTTTTAAGTTCTTTTCTTTTTTAAATCTTTCCAACTCTTCTGCTAATAAAAATAAAGTACTTCTCTCTATATCTAATATATTTTGTCTTGAATCGTAGTATTCCATTAAGTCAACTCTCTTAACTCTAGCTGTATTTATTATTGTAAGATATTCATTATCCGAATTAAAGGTACCATCTTCTATAGAGTACCTAGCCGTCTTAATAGGAATGCCACATTTCTGACCAAATTCCTTATAGTCCTCTATCTTCATCATTCTCTCTTTAGTCATACCTAAATTTCTAAAAGCTAATGAGTGTAGAGTTCTAAAATTTGATAAATCATTATCTATATCTAAACCAAACTTTTCAGCGGCCCTTGTTGCAGCTTCTGTTGCAGCTTTTTTAGTAAAAGAAAAGTAACCTATTTGTTTAGGTCTAATTCCTTGTTGTATAAATTCATCAACTAAATCTAATAATGTTGTTGTCTTCCCTGTTCCTGGTGGTCCTAATATTATTGTTTTCATATTTTTATTATTTGTATGCTTCTACTTTTACCTGGTAGCTTTGTTATCCATCCTCTTTCTTGTAGTTGTACTATTTTTGTTGCTATACCACATTTAGAGACTAAACCTAATGCTGCCGTCATCTCATCATAAGAGGGTGGTATATTATTTTCATTGATATACTCTTTAATAAAATTAAATAGTTTTAATTGTTTTTCAGTTAATCCGTATTTCATAAAAATGTACTCCAAATATATAAAGCAGTCCAAAATGTTATAGTTATTAAATCCATATAAAATTCTCTTTCCCTCATTAAAAATCATCCTGTTGGTATTCTACTTTAGAAACTGATGCTTCTAATTTCTTCATGGTTTTAATCTTAACAACCCTAGGTTGTTGTTGTTTTACACGTAGTCTGGTTTCCTCAATAAAAATATCATCCAATCTTTTAATTAAGTTTCCTGTTTTAACTTTATCCATATCCCAGTTATTCTTTTTTAAGAATGCATAAAAATCTTCCATTCTAAAATAAGTAAAACCATCTTCTGTAAAAGGAAGTTTATTAAAAATATCATCCATAGTTCTTGCACTCTGTCTATTAGTAGTCCAATCTTGCAACAACCCTGTAATTTCATTCATTGGATTTAAAGAAGCTAAAGGTTCTACTTCTTGTAAATTAGTCATCATTGGTTTTAAAAAATGTTGCTTCCAATCTTTAGGTTTAGGAACTGGAACTATTAAATTAGCTTGGTCCAAACATGCCAGGGCAAATAAAGGTGGGCTATATAATTGTTCTGTTTTTAATTCCACTCTAGTCTTATCCACATTTAAAAACCATTGTGGTGGTGTTGATGTGTATTTAGTTAAGCTTCCAAGTACCGGCATTTCTTCTTCACCAAAACCTACACCAAATCTTTTTGTTCTACATAAACCTGCTTGACACACAGAATTAATAGGTGCATCTTTACATCTGTACTTGTCATAACCTTTTCTATTAACTGATTTAATTAATTGTTGAACTTCATTATTACTTAAAGGGGGTTCCATGTATTTAGAATTAGCTTTTACAATTTCATCTTCCCAAGTATCTGGATTAGATTGTTTATAATAAACTGCTACATTAAATAATGCATTATTTCTAGACCCCTCACCAAAACCTATCGCTGCCAATTTATTTAAGCAAGGGGGTCCTCCTGGAAACGCTTCTTCTATTTTCGTTTCTTCCGTTTTAATTTCTTCAACTTCTTTCCTCGTGCGAGCGTAAACATCATAGAGCTGATAAAATTCCTCAAGTGTACAACCGGCGCCAGTATCGTTGATAGCATAACGTAGTCCTTTCATTTGATTGTGGTAAGGTAAGTTTAAAAAGTTTCCAGTGTCACCACGTTCCACTAAAATTTCTGTTTGTTTTGGAAATATTTCTGAACCCTCGTAACCCAGTACGAGTGCCATTTGTTTTAATTTTGACTGCATCAATGATGCAGGAATATTTTCTTTGGTAAATAAAAAGACGTGTGCTCCACCTGATTTAGATCGGCAGACTATTACAGGGAGTTTAAGACTCCGAATACTTTTAATGAGGCTAACGTGATCAAGGTCATATTCGTCAATATCAATGCAACCCCACCTGCAATCATTATTTTCTGTGATAGGGATAATCCCAAGGGCTGGTCCTTTTCCTTCAAGATGATTGGTCCAGAGATCGTCGGTAACGGGTTTACGAACAATAAAGGCTTTACCTTTTTGTTTAGTACCATTCTCTCCTCTGTCACCGGGTTGATATTGTCCATATGCTATTGTTAATCCGCTAAAAATTTGTTTGAACTTATCCATATATAACTTTCTTCATTCTTTGTAAAGGGGATCTTGCGATCCCCTTAATTTAAATTTAGTACGGAGTACTATCTTTAGGTTTCTCTTCTTCATCTGCTTTTGTTTGCACATCGCCTTTAGCTACACTTGCGTGAAGTTCTTTAGCCATTAGGTACAGAGGTTGATCCTCTTGTCCCATAATTCTATCCTGTGTAACAGACCAACCATACCAAGAACCTTTATCATTCTTCTGTAGTGTTGAAGCCAGATTATACACAACCCCTTGCATAGGAGGTCTTGCAAACCCACCTTTACCATTACTAATTTGTATTAACTTCATCATAGCAAGCCATTTTTTACTGACCCCTAGTTGTGAAGATTTCATAGTAATTAATGCAGGTGTCATTCCACTTGTTTTAGTATCCATTAAAACATAGTAATAAGCGGTTTCTTCTAAATAGTTACCGTTAGGTAATCTAATTTTAGAACCTTCTCTTTTACCAGTTTGAATAATTGGACTATTAGGTAAATGAACTGCTATAGTCATAGGTAGTCCGTCTCCTCTATCCGATTTTTCTGGAAAATCTCTTTTATAATAACAAGAAACTACTTTAATTCCTTTTTTACCATCAAATATTTCATTGGTAATATTATTATAAATCATACCAGGTTTGGCACCTTCTATGTATTTACCATCACTTTCATTTACTTCAGCGGACAACTGTCCCAAGATTCTAACATAAGGTAACGAAGTATCTTCCTGCGTTACATTTTCAAAACCTTGTTCCAGATCATTGCCAAATAAGGCTACTGATCCTGCTTCTTTGCTTATTACTTCTTTGCTCATTATTTTTTATCCTTTATTGGTTATTTCCGAGTTATTTTAGTTTTAGCTTTAATCCAAAGACTAAAGTTTTCAGAAGGCATGTCCAGCCCGGACTGAACACGCTCCTGATATAGAGCAGAAAGTGTAGCCCAATGCACATCAGATACCTGTTGTGGATTAAAACCATTTTCTGCTGCAAGGTTGAGCAACTGCTCCGCCTTGGTGTCTTCTCCACTGCCAAAGCTTACAAAAACATTATTTTTAATAATATCTCCTAAACCCTGGTCACGAAGCCATTGTAAACAACCTTGTCTCCTCACATCATCTTTAGGGACGGTTGCTCTAAATTCTTTTTTAACAGAAACTTTAGATCCATCTGCAAGTTTAATTTCACTTAAACCTTGTTCAGCTAATAGTTCTGGAATTACTCTAGAACCAATATCATCTGCCTCTGCTTTTTTTAATTTTAACTGCTCTTCAAGTGAAGCTATTTCATCTTCTTTTTGTTTTAGCTTTACACATTCAGATGCTATGTCATTTATTTCTACATCATCTAAAAGATCTTTAGAATCTTTTAACATCATATTTGTTATTTCATTACTCATATTGTTTTCTCCTTCAGTTGATTGGGTTTTTCATTAAATGAGCAGCCTTTAATTAAGCAAGGAAGTGTAAACTCTCTTGGTTGAAGATCTTTTCCCACTAAATTTATTTCACATTTTGGGCACACATCTCTAACCATTAAATCGCCAGAAGTTCCTCCCACCTTATCAGCCATTAGCCAATTCTTTTTCTCAATTTGCTTTGCTGCAAACTTTATACCCTCTACAACATCTTTGGGGTCATATTCTGATTTAGCAGCAGTTAAGATTAATCTTTTATAAGCAAGAAAAGGTTTGGCCTCTTTTTTTAGGTCTCTTATTTCTTTTTTTAACTTATTTTCTTTTTTTAACTTATCTTCAGGTTTTACTTTATGGCTCATATTATTTCTTCTTTCTAGTTATAAAAGTCTAATTCTAATGGGTAGTATCTATACTCTCTTCTATCCCATTTTAATACATTAAACTTTCCATTGGTTACATCACTTATAGCAATATTGCAAATACCAATTATTATAGGATCTCCAATAGCTAATAAATAATCTTGTTGTCTAAAATTTTGTAAATTCTTTTTCATTTTTCTCACAAACGGAGAAGTAGAATAAATTGCTTGAGACTCTGGTCCAGTGTTAGGTAAACAAATAATTAGATAACCAAAATCAGATGCACTTGATATATTTATATTTGCTTGAGGTTGTTGTGCAACATAAACAAATTTCTCTTCTGGATTATTTTTATAAAAGTCTAAAAATTCTCTTAAAGAATCTGGTTTATATAATTCAAATATTTTATTTTTCATTCTAATAATTCTAATTTCTTTTGTCTTGACAGCTGTTATACATTGATTTATATACTTGTCAACTAGAAAGAAGAAATAAATTATGAATTATAAATTTAAAACAAAACCTTACGCACATCAAATTACTGCGTTAGAAAAATCGTGGGATAAAACAGAGTATGGTTATTTCATGGAAATGGGAACTGGAAAATCTAAAGTATTAGTTGATAATATGGCTATGCTTTATGATAAAGGCAGAATTAATGGCGCACTTATTATAGCACCAAAGGGTGTATATAACAATTGGTTTTCTCAAGAAATACCTACACATTTAGTTAGTCACATACACCCTACAATGGTACTATGGACTGCTTCAACTTCAAAAACAAAGGATAAAGAGTATCAATCATTATTTGAAACAGGACATGATCTACACATCCTAATTATGAATGTTGAAGCGTTAAGTACTAAAAAAGGTTTAGATTTTGCAGGTAAATTTATGAGTTGTCATAAAACAATGCTTGCTGTAGATGAGTCTACTACTATTAAAAATCCTACTGCTAAACGTACTAAATCTATCTTACAACTTGGAAAGCAGGCTGAATATAGAAGAATACTTACAGGTTCACCTGTGACAAAAAGTCCTCTTGACTTATATACTCAATGTAATTTTTTAAATGAATTTTTATTAGGTTTCAGTTCTTTTTATGCGTTTAGAAATAGATATGCTCATATGGTTGAAAGAAATTTTGGTGGACGTAGAGTACAACTTATTTCTAGTTATCAAAGATTAGATGAACTTTCAGATACTATAAAAAAGTTTTCGTATAGGGTGTTGAAAGAAGATTGTTTAGATTTACCTCCTAAAATATATACTAGACGTGAAATAGAACTTACTGAAGAACAAAGTAAGGCCTACGCTACCATGAAATCCGCGGCCCTCGCTCTACTAAAAGGCAAAATGGCTACCGCACCTCATGTTCTTACACAAATGATGAGATTACATCAAATTACTTGTGGTCATTTAAAGAATGATGATGGCACTACAACTAAAATTAAAAATAATAGAATGAAAGAACTATTAGCTTTACTTGAAGAGGTAGAAGGTAAGGTTATTATATGGGCTAATTATATCTATGATATTGAAGATTTAGTTAAAACTATCAAAGAAGAATATGGTGATGATTCTGTAGTTCAATACTATGGTGCTGTTAAATCTGCGGACAGACAAGAAGCTATTACAAAGTTTCAAGATCCAGATTCTAAAGTTAGGTTCTTTATAGGTAATCCACAAACCGCGGGTTATGGTATTACGTTAACTGCAGCTAATACTGTGGTTTATTACTCTAACGGTTATGATTTAGAAAAAAGATTACAATCAGAAGATAGAGCACATAGAATAGGTCAGAATAAATCAGTAACATATATTGACCTTATAGCACCAAAAACTGTGGATGAAAAGATAGTAAAAGCTCTACGGAAAAAAATGGATATTGCTAATACTATTATGGATGAAGATTGGAGAGAATGGATCTAATGAAAACTAAAAAAACTAAAAAAACTAAAAAATCTAATAAATGGGTTACTCAAATGAAAAAACAATTTATAGTACAATTATCTTTTCATGATATATTAGAAATCAACCAAGCCATAAGAGATAAAGTTGAAGATTTTGGTGAAGATTCATTAAAAAGTGGTGAAATAAAATTTATGGTTAAGACTAATAAAATTTTAGATGGAGACGAGGAACCCATTACATGGCATTAAAATATTACAGAATAGGACAAGAAAAGTACTCCAAGGACAGTGGTAGGTTCTTGGCAGCAATGCCAGAGTTGGTTCGGTTTTCTTCGTCCTTGGTCTTTCATATACCGTTAAACCAACAACTACCACACTAAAAATTATTTTGCGTAACGATCTGTAGATAAACCAAGTATTTGTTTATATTCTGTTTTACCGTCTTTTTTAACAGCCATTAAATATTCTTTTCTGTTCATATTTATGTCAGAATTGTAAGAAACATGGACCCACCCAGAGTTAGGTTGTCCTGGAATATAGTATTCTAAAATTAATTGGTCAAACATAAGGTTCTCTTTGATCCAATCACTGACCTTATTATTTTCTATACCAAATATTTCAAAATCGGCCGCCTGGCCTAAACAGTGCTGGGATTTTCTACTACTACCGATTTTTTCGCTCAAAATTTCATTTCGAAATCCACTAGAAATAGAAACCACAGAATCAAAATGGTCCCGTATAGGTTGTAGTACTCTCTCACACAACAGGCGTAAATTTTCAGTTTCATATTGAGACGGATTATTATCTAAACCCATACGCTCCGCGGTCTGCGATTTAGTCATCTCGGATAGATAAAAGTTTTTAGATAGCTTCACAAATATATCCTCCTACAATTTTCCCTTTATAATATCCATTAACCCAAACTTGACCTTTTCCTGGATACGCAAGGGGATTTTCTTTATACACAACGACATTATTGTACACATCACCACATGTTTGTCCACTAGGTACTTCAACTTCTTTTAACTCGTATAAAGTACTTGATAATACAATAATTAATATGAGTTTCATCTTACCAAAAGGTCTATCACGAAGAGTGTAGTTGTTCCCGCAGCTACTAAAAGAACCCAATAGATCTTATCTATCTTACCGCCCATTTTCTCGACATCTTCGTGAATATGTTTAAGGTCTTGTTTGTTCTTAACAATTTCTTTTTTGATTCCAGTCATGTGTCCGTAAAGGGATAAGATATGTTCTCGGGTTGTTTTGGGTTCAATAGCCATAGGTTTAGCCTCTAGGGAATAAAGTTTTATATTTTTCGTTAGTAGGTAACTTATCAAAAGAAGGTAATACACCTGTACTACCAACACTAGTTTGATTTTCTCCTAAAAATCCTAACTGTTGGAAAGGAGCTTTTATATTGTTTACCAAATTAGGAAGAGGAGGTGTATTAAAAGGGTTTTTTAATTGTGGTAAATCTTTATTAGTTAAAGAATACTCACTCAATAATTCTTGTAATTCACTTAATGAATCTATTACTGAATCTAATGGATTAGAAATTCCTAATGCATCGGCTATTTCTTGAAAAGAATTAATAGTATTTGTAGTAATATTTAAAGGTCTAAAAATATTTTCAGTTAAAGTTTCATAGTTTACACCACCTATTCTATCTAAAACTTCTGTTTCCATTTCATCTTCAGTCATTCCCAATAATCTAGCTGCACTCATATCATCAGCCATATTTTTTTGAACTTTAAATAAAGCTTTATTAGCATTTAAATAAGCTTCATATATTTGTTCTGGAGTTTTAATACCTCCTTTTAAAACTTCTCTAGTAAATAAAGATTTAGAATTTCTTGTGCCTCTAGCATAATCTGCTATTTTATATGTTATAGCTTTTTCCGGTTCTATTTCAATAGCTCTTGCACCAATCATACCTGCTACTTCATTTCCTAATTCAAAATCTCTACCCCTTTCATCAAATCTTCCACTACTATCTTTTGGTTTCATAGATAAATTTAATCTTTCTAATTGTTTCCAGTTAAGAGGAAGTTGAGACTTACCTAAATGAGCTAAACTATTATATAATTGATTTCCTTTTGTATCATTTTCATTATACACTCTAAAACCATCTCTTGTTTTACCACCTCTTACAAAAACATCTGCTAAAGCTTGCGTCCAAATTGATTCCGAAATAAAAGGCTCCGCTAATTCTTTAGTTGAAGTAAATAAACCTTTCATAAAGTCATCCATAATTCCGTTTTTATCTTGTTCGCCTAATTGCACTGCATTGATTACCGTTTGAATAGGTCTTGTTAAAGTGTCATAAGCGTTCATGTGTGAAAAATCTATATATTTAAGTTTACCATCTTCTCCTCTTAAGGGAATTAGTGTAGAATTTTTAGACCAACTAGCTACATATCTTCTCATTGCTTTTAATTCATCTTCGCTAACATCATACAGTGCTTGACCTGCGGCCACCGCTGCATATGGAACTGCGCTTGTTGTTACTCCCATACCAATTAATCTTTGTAAACCAATTGCTCTTAATGGTTTAACAGTTTCCCCATTAGATAGTTTAACTGTATAAAATATTTCATCTAATCCTCTTTGAACAATATTAGTTCCTGTTCTTAAAATTTCCGCAGGGAAAGATACAAAATTACCGATAGGATATTGACGTAAACCTTTTACAAAATCAGAAACATAAGCATAGTTTGGAATATTATTTCTAACAATTTCAGCAGCTTCTTCAGCAACAGTATCTTTATTAAGTCTTACAGTTTTACCCGCCATGTTTACAAACGTGCCACCTTTACCAATAGAAGAACCATCAAATGCTTTTGAATAAGCATTAAATAATCTATCTTTTTCTTTTAGATAAGAAAATATTTTCCAAAAATCATCTTCAGCTGTGTAGGCATCTTGTGCAAATTTTTTACTTCTAGATAATACTTTAGCTAATTTATTAAATGCTTTAATTGAACCAAATGTTCCACCAAAATCTATATCTTTTAATAGTTCTTTTAAATCAGATAGTTGAGCTTGAGAGTTTACTACTCCTCTTTCCAATAATTCTTTATACAATGCGTTTCCTTCTTTACTTCTTGGACCTAATTGTATGGCTCTTAAGGCATCTCTTGCCGCACCTTTAGCTCCTAGAAAAGGAATAATACCATTAGCAGTTGCAAAAGCTCCAGCACTTAAAAAATTACGCATATGAGTAAATGGACCCAGTACTGTTTTTGCCATTTGAGAAGTTGCTTTTGGATATAAAATTAAATTTTTATATATCTGCGCAGCCAAACCACTATCCGGTGTAATTAAATTTTTGTTTACATTATATAATGCATCAGCATTACCGTTTAAAGTCCACTTACCTGTTAGAGGATTAATGCTAGCAACATCTACTAAAAATTCTTTGTTAGCCCTTTTTTGATAAGCTTCAAATGTTTCTCCTGGATTTACTCCAACTCCTGAAGTGTATTGATCGTACATTTCTTTGAAACTAGGTTTTCTTAAAACTTGATTAGCTTCTTCTGCCCAAATATTTTCTCCTGTCTTGGGATCTATTTCTCCTTTTAATAAAGTTCTTGTTTTATTTCTATCCACGAGTGGATTAATTTGTTCTAAACCTTCTTCTCCTCTTGCAGATACTGTTGCAATTTTTCTGTAGTCTCCAGCTTTTGCACCGGTTGCTTTTATTAATTCTTCTTCAGTATCAAAAAAAGTTTGGATAGGAGCTTTAGCGGATGCTTCTTCTCTAGACATTCCTTGTTTTACTAATTCTTCTATTCTTGCACCTCTGGCTACTTTAATATCATTAGAATTATTTAATAAAGTTCTATAAAAATCATCTCTTCTAACTACCGTAGACAACATACTACTTCCATTTAATATAACAGACATAACACTTTCATCTTTACCTAATAATCTATTAGCAACTGCTTGAGTTTCATCTGTTAATTGAATTAATTGTTTGTTAGGAAATTTAGCCGCGTAGGATGCAAAAGATTTATCTACAAAATAATTTGGAATTTTAAATAACACACTACCTTTTTCTAATAAAGGAATTTTTTTATCTAGTCTCGCAGTTGCAACAATATCATTAACAATTTTTTTAGCCTCACTGTTACCTATTTTAACACCTAAACCTTCAGCAATTTTTTTAATACTTGTTTCTTCTTTTTTCATTAATTCTTTAGCGGGAGCTACATTATCAGCCAGTCGAAGAGAATTATTTTTAAATACTAAATATCCTGTATCTAAACGATCAGTAATCATTTTAGGCATTATTTCTTTCCACCTATCAAAAGTAGATTTACCTGTTGGAACTGGTTTACCTCCTTTAATTTTTACACCTTTAGAAGTATCTAAAGACCTTCCTTCGATAGCAAGTAGATCACCCCATGTTTGTCTCATGTCATTTAAAGTTCCAATAACTCCTTGTCTTTCTTGCTTACTTAATATGTCTGCTTTTTTTATATCTCTTTTAAAGTTAGCAGGATTTTTTTGACTTAATAATTTAGGATCTAAATCTTTACCAAATTCTTTTGAAGTGGATCTTAACATATCATCTAATATTTTAGCTTCTCTAATATTAATTGCAGGCATAAGAACTTTTAATTGTTGTTCATTAGGAGCTTCTTTTAATGCTTTGGCTGTTGCTTCTTTAGGAGACATACCTTGTTTTATAAATCTTTCTTTTAAAAGATCAAATTTTTCTTTGTCTTTCATAAACTCACCAGTTTTTAAATTACGTCTATCTATTGTACCAAATTTTATATTTTCAGGATCTAAATTAGATAGAATTGTTTTTTTAGCTTGTTGAAGTAATTTTGTTTTAGCTACAGTTCCTCTATCTCCAAACCATCTATTTAAGGTGGGCATAACTGAATCTAATTGATCATCTAATTGAAAAGCAAGATTCTCTACAAAATTTTGATCTCCTCCTAATTTTCCTTTGTAGCTCATTTCGTTTTCAAAATATTGTTTATTTTTTGCACTACGTGGTCTTAACTTTTCGGAAAACCAATCCAATGCTCTACCTGTTTTAGTTTGTGCAACCCTACCTGCTTTGGTAGCATCTGCTAATTGTTTAACTCCTTTTCCAGCTGTACTTATAATTCCTGTAAATGCTGCTCCTTCTATTCCTAATTTTAATCTATTATATAATTCTCTTTCAGGATCATAATCATTCCCTCTTTCTAGTTCAGTTGGTCCTCCACCAAACAAATCTCCAAATGTTCCTACATCTTCTGGATCATCTACAAAGGCAGCTTCGGCAGCACCTGATGCTAAACCTGTAATACCTAATTGAGCAGCTTGTCCTTTTCTATTTAACTTTGCTAGTCTATCTACTGATTTTATTTTTTGTCCTTTTTTTAAAGCTTCTAAAACAGGAACTCCATCATCATCTAATACTTTAAAATAATTTCCAGATTTTTTAGCAGCCAATGCTCCCTTGCTTAATTTACTAGCAACACTACCAGCTATACCAACAGGCACCGCAATGTTTGTAAGTATTTCACTAATTCTACCTGCAGCAGTTGCTTCAGCATACTCATCAAATGGATTTATTTTAGCAAAAAATTCTTCTACTTCTTGAGCCGTGTTTGTATCTGCACCTAGGTCTATTAAGTTAGCACCTAGCGACACAAATCCTTCTGGTATTTTAAAAAGACCAGAGCCTATACCTGCAAAAAATGAACCTAAACTACTAACCCCTACTTCTTTTCCAAATAATTGAGCAGTATTCTTTTTTGAACTAGTAGTTGTAGAATTAAGACCAGGAAATAATGCGTTAACGTTATCGCTATAATCAGCCATTTATTCTCCTAAAGGTTAAAAATTTCTAATCCGGAACCGTTTGGTTGTATTTCTATAATTTTTTTAATTACTTTGTCTATTCCTGAATCTTCATCTTTAATAGTTTGTTTTACAATTAAAGTATCCCCTGCTTTTAGTTGTCCTGAAGACAATACTTCCTTTAAATCTTCTGCTTTTAAAGTACCAAAAAAGTTATATCTTTTTCCAGTTGTTGGAGAAGTTGCTCTTTGAATCCCTATTGCTAATTTTTTATCTGTTGTTTGTCCATTTTTAGTAGCTTCAAAAATACTTTCGGATATATTTAATTCTTTTCCAGCAGAAATTTTATAATCTACATCTGCTCTCATCATATCAACTTTAGCTTTATCTCTTTTAGTTTGTAATTTATCTTTAAGCATAAACGTAGCTGCTGCTTGATCAATTGTTTCAGTTCTACTAGGACCTGCTTTAGACTCTAGTGCAGCATAGTTTTTAAATTTCTCTGCTACAGTATCACCTTCTGCTCCAGAAAATCTCAATAACATATCCGTTGCATCTCTGCCAAATGCCTTACCTCCACCCAATGAGTCTTTAATTTCTTCTAAAGTTAATTCTGAATCATCTGAAACTTTATTTTGTTTTTCTAAAACACCATTAGCTAAAGAAGTATCTATTTTTGAAGTAAGATCTCCTTGGTTCCCTGTATAAATTTCATTACCTAATGAATCTTTTTTATCAGTCATAGTTACTTTTTCTAATAGTTCAGGTAACGTTCCTTGAGTATCGTCTGATCCTGGATATGGTTTTATAACTTCAGGTTTTTCTCCGGTATATTTTTCTATATCTTTAAAATCTATTTCTTGAATATTTTCTCCTTCTCCTATTTCAACTTTTGTATCTCCATCTGGATAGAAAGTAGTCATTTCATTTATTTTAAATTCATCTCCTACATTTGGTTTCATAGACATATTATTTTTATTAGCATAATTCATAATGGCTTGACCTGTCATGGCTTGACCTGTTTGTGCTAATACATCATCTATTGAAAATAATTGTGGATTATTATAAAGAGGTTGTCCCATTCCTGCGTAGCCTCCTGCTAAAGATACTAAACCTCTTCTTGGTGTATTAATACTTCCACCACCGGCATAACCGGGTACTAATGGTGAAGTAATACCATTTCCATAACTAGAAACTTTACCACCCCCTCTAAACATTGGTCGTCTTAAAATTTTACTCATTATCCGAATAGTCCTAGTTTACCCATAATACCTGCTCCACCTGCTCCCGCTCCTAGAAACTGTGACATCGGACTAGCCGGTGCTGCTGGTGGTGCGTAACCTACTGTTTGAGTAGGGAAGGCTCCTGGTTGTATTTGAGCCAGTTGTTGACCAACTAAACCTAATTGTGTGAATGGTGCAAACTCTTTTTCTCTCGCTGCAATTTGATTAGCATCTAAAATAGCTTGCTGGTACCCTTGTTGCGATTGACCCATTGCTTGTTGATATTGTCCTAAACCTTGTTGTGCTTGTAAATCTAATCCTCTTGCTTGTTGAGCTTGCATAAATGCATCATTTAACATTCCTGCTTGAAGTTGTGCTCTACCCATGTTGTTGCCTCTCATTGTTTCAGCTTGCATAATACCTTCTCTACCACCACCATAAGCTCCCGATTGAATAGCCTGGTCTCTTAAACCTGTTTGTTGTACAGCTGCGTTTCTATCAAATTCAGATAGTGATGCATCCATTACCTGTTGTTGATAAGGCGACATGTAAGATTGAATTGAACCTTGACCTGTACCTGCTCCAGTACCTGTTAAACTTCCTAAACCACCTGCAGCTGATACGGCACCTGTCTGTAGTGCATTTTGTGCTGCAACTTTTGGATCGTAGTTAGCTGTATTGATACCTGAAAAAGAAGAGTCGACCGCTCCTTTGGAAAGCATGTCAATAAATGGTAAAAAATTACTTAATGAACCTTCTATTACCGGAGAAGGTTTAGTTATCTGTGTCGATATGGTGTCAAATTCTGATGCCATTATATTCTTGCCTCTAGGTTATTCATTAATTCATACATTCGTTTTGCTCCTTGGTTTACACTTCCGCCGCCCGCGGCTCTCACTGCATCTGCAGTCATTACAAATTCATTTTTACTTACTCTTGCGGGGACATCATCTGCTCTCTCTTTAGAGCCCATAGGAATAAATCCTCCACCTCTGTAATCCATTTCCATATCTTGAGGTAACACACTTCCACCCATATTGTAACCATTCATTATACCACCCTCTTTAGCCATCATTTTTTTTTGAGGTTTATCTTTTTTTAAACTTCCTATTCCATAAAAATCATCAAAGTATTCTTCAGGAGAAGTATATCCCAATGGAATTCCCTCTTCTATAAATTCCCTAATAACTTTTGGATTAATACCATCGTAATCAGGATTTTTCATATCATATAAATCTCCTGTTGTAGCTTCTCCCGGTTCATATGCCATTAAATCTTTTATATCCTCTAAATTTTCTTCTTTTTCTTTTATATCTACATTTTCAATAGCTTCTTTTATACCACCAAAATCTGGTTCTTTAACTTCTTCTTTAAACTCTATACTATAGTCTGCAACATCTTCCATGTTTGGATTCATAATTCTAAATTCTCTCATATCATCACCGGCTTGTATTGTTTCCATAACTGCAGGGTTACCCATCATACGAGATTCTGTTGGCATATAACTCATTCCACCACCTCTAAAATTCATTCTTTGATTAGACATAATACCACCACCCATTGCATTAACTCTTCCACCATAAGCTAAAGGTTGTGGATCTGGATCTTCATAACCTAATGACTCTAACATATCTTGAATAGTTTGTTCTTCATGGCCACCTCTTTCCATAGCTCTTCTAACAGCAAGTCCTCTATTTTGATCACCTTCAGCGTATCCCGAATCTGCGTTTTGTGAATCTTCATAATCTCTTAAAGCTCTTTGAGCATCTGCGTAGGCTAAATCTCCTGTAGCTTGTGAAAAGGGAAGTGCTGCTGCTTTTAAACCAGCTGTACTAAATGGGTCTGCAGCACCTGCTGCATTTAAAGCAGATAATTTATCTGCACCTTCACCTAAAAATTCTAAACCTTTATCTGCAAAACTACCTGTATCAGACACACCTCTTAAGTATTCACCTGCACTAGGGGTTCCAACACTAGCTAATTTATCTCCACCCATAACTTGCGAATAACTTCCTCCACTTCCATCCGGAAGAGTTCTCCCACCTGTTGATCCCGGTGCACTTAAAGCTCCAATACCACTTGCCATTAAAGCAGATAATGCATTGACCTCACCTTCATTGCCTTCTTGTGCTAATTGAGCTCCAATATTTAAACCACCTGACATTAAACCTCTTGATAACATTGAGCTACCCATTATTCCAGGTGCCAACATAGGAGCAAACGCTGCTAGATAAGGTAAAGCAGGTTTAATTTCATTAGGTATTATTTTATCTAGTACCTTTGAAACTGGTTTAAATATTTTACTTAAGAATCCCATAATTTTTTATAGTTTATTTGTTGAAAAGCAAGTTTGCAAGACTTGTATATATGCTATTGTATACCAATTTACTAGACTTTTCACCTTTAGTCAATCTAGAATAAATTAGTATTAGCACCTAAATCAAGGCCTTCTACTACTATATGTACACTTCTAGATATATGTTCTGGTTTAGTAGATGTACTTACATTTTGTACATCGCTCATCGCTTCGGCGTCAGAGTTATACTCTTGACCTGTCTCTAAATTCTTTAAAGTTATCTCTACTCTTGGTGTGATAACCGGGACCTTTTTACCGTCGATTGTCTCATATCTTACACTTGCTTCTTGTTCTACAAACATTATCTATCCTCTCTACTGGTTTCTAATATGCTAATTGTTATGTCTGGTCCTGTGATATCTGATAGCATTTTCAATATATCATCTTCTTCTAAAATTAGTATATTAACAATAAATTCATGTTGAGCATCTGCGGCTATAGTTTGTTTATCATAGAAATAATCCACACCCCCTGATGTAATTTTAATAGTTACTACTGCAGAACCTGCACCCTCATTATAAATATGAATTGATTTAATTAAGGATCTTGCGTTATTTGGAACTGTATAAACATCTTGTTCAGTAGCAGTTATTAAATCTGTATTTACTTTTTTATATATATTAGCCATTAAACCACGTAAACCTTTCCGAGTTTTCTTTTAACTGTGTTAAAAATGTAGAGTTTAATTGTTCAACTACTGTGGACAACGCTCTATTAATTTGTCTTTGATTATCTTCCGTATATTCTTTTTTAGGTTCAGGTAATCTTACTACAATTTTTGTCATTAGATAAACCCTCCATTTCTATATAAATCTATAAGCCCACCCATAGCCATTCTATCATTGGGATCTCTACCCATTCCACTTCTCCCAAAACCTGTTTGAGTATTTCCTTGACTAGAATCTCTACCTCCACCTGTATTTATTTGTGAAGGTGATCCTTGGGGCATTTGGTGTATTGGTGTAGTATTTATATCTGCGAAAGGTCTTGCATTTTTTCTAATTTGAGAAGGAATATTTTGATTATTATATATATAATTAGAAAAACTTCTGTTTGATCTTAATTTATCTAATTGAGATATTCTTCCTAGATTTATATTCATTGGTATTCCAGATCTAGTCCAGTCATCTCTCATAAAATTGATATCTTTATAATAGGGTTGATTTACATCATCTCCTGTCAAACCTTCTTGACCCCCTACAATTCTAGCAAGTTTGGAAGAAGATATTAAACCTGCTTTAAAATTATCGGTCGCTCTCTTCAAAACATCATCTCTATTTTCATATGAAGTATCCGTCTGTGTCTCATATGTATCAGGTACAATTTCTTCTCCTTGATATGTTATTCCTTCATATAACTGTGGTTCTAAAAAAGGTAATCCTTTTTCAGTAGAATAAGGTTGCCCAGACATATCCATTTTTCCACCATATGTTGCTTCATCTCCTCCACCAAAACTATCAAAATCATGTTTATCTATTGCAGATACAGTACCATCTTGGTTTTGATTATATGTAAATTTACCCATGGTTGCATCAATATCTGTAATTGGGTTAGAAAAAATTCCAGACATAGAGATGGGAGTACTTAAAGTATAGTCTACCACATTATTTCTTGTGTTAAAATTATCATAAGGTTTTCTCACTGGAATACTTTGATTGTCCACATTATATTTCATACTTTTATCAGCCATCGCCGATGCGGTTCGATTTTTAATTTCCCCTAATTGAGAGTTATTAAAAAAACTTTCATCTATAGGAGTTGTTGAACCAGAAAGATTTCTAACATAAGCCCTACCTGACGCAGGACCTATAGGTATTCCTGTTAATGTATCTATAATTCCTTTATTATTTTGTAAAAGATTTACCCCACTACGTATATTTTTAGGTGTTATTAAACTATTAATTATATTTTCTACAGGCATTACCTTCTCCCATCTGGTTGAAGATCTACTTGGAATGTTCCAAATCTCCATGATTGACCACTACCTATATTCTCTACTTTAATATTTGCATATCTTCCTCTAGCTCTAGTATCTACTTTAGTGGTACTTGAAGTAATTACAAAAGGACTTAAAGTTGTAGCTGTTGCATTGTCAGCAGGATAATCAGAAACAGATATAGTTACATTACTACTTCCTACTAAATTTTTAAAGTTAGGTAAAAATCTTCTCATAGCTAGAAATACCTCACTTTGTTGTGCTTGTAAAGAGAAGTCAAAAGATTGTACAAAAGAAGTTAAGGTAGTTGTAGTACCATCTGGGTTTACTTGATCTGTTCCTACTTCTTGTTCGAAGAATACACTTTGTCCTAAACCAGTCTCACCTATGATAACTGGAAAACTTCCAGTATTAGAACTATTATATGCAGTTGCATAAGGTTGAGGGTATACTAATGAATCAATCCAAGTTGTTCTTATAGAATTAGTATTAACTCCTGTATACCAATTACCCATAGGTACTTGAGCATTATTTTGTCCATAGTTAAATACTACATATCTATTATTAAATTCTGATCCTAGTGATGGATACCACCAAGTTACTTCCGTATGCAAGTTATTGATTCCTGCATTTACTTGTTGACCTTTAGTTGTATCAAAGTCATCATAAACATAATCTTCCACTGAACAAGGTAAAGTATTAACCGTACCATCAAAAGAAAAGAAACCATTACTAGACATCCAATAAGCCACCCCATCAATTTCAATTGCTGCATTCTTACCAATCAATCCGCAGTTCGTGCCCACCTGTTCAAAACCAAATGTAAAAGGTGCTCCAACAAATTTCATTGTGTACAAAGCATTATCGGTCCACACTAAAATATTTTCTTTAGCTTTAATAGCTCCCACAATTTTAGTACCATCTTGTAATCTAAAAGTACCGGCTGTGTTAGTTGCTAATACATCATAAACATTTATTTGTTCGTTAACTGAAAATCTAATAAACATATCATCTTGTGTAGTCGGATCGCCGATAGTTGTTTCTGTTCCAAAGTGAATTAAGTGACGTGTAGTTGGAGAAATTAAAGTATCCCTAGTCGCTGTTGGGTTATTAGTTGTTACAAACCCTGAAGTTGCTGTTGAAGCTCTTACTGTTAATCGCGCCGCGTCTCCTGAATTCCAAGTAAATGTTTTTCCATTAGCAATCGTTGCAACAAGTACTTCACCAAAATTACTTAAAGACCAAAGTCCCGGTTCTAGTGTTATACTAGATGCCAACACTGCTTCACCCCAAGCAACACCACCCCATGTTCCAACACCCCAACCATAACCGTAAGTTTGTGCAGCAGGACCAACAGTTTCATAAGGAGTTACTCCCACACTTCCACCGGTAGCAACTGTTGCTGTTGCGTTAGAAGATTGGTTGATGGTAAAAGTTGTAAGACTTGGAACTGTAATTACTTGAAATAGTTTATCTTCAAAATCAGCGTCTACATAACCTGTACCTACAGGTACAGTAACTGCATCTAATAAAACAATATCACCTATTGATAGTCCATGATTTGATCCTGTTGTAAAAGTACAAATAGGAGAGCCGGAAGTTGTTGAAAATGTTGCAGCTGCAAGAGTTGTTTTTAATGGAGTGACATCAAAAAATTGTCCTTCAAAATAAATAATTAAAAACTTATCTGTTCCTAAAGCCACATATCTATTGCCATCGTTATCTACAAAGGCATGCATTTTTCTAGTTACCCCTACTAAAGATTCTGTGAGTAATGATTGCCAACCTCCTACTTTTTCAGGAAGTCCATATCTCCATCTTACATTATCGGAATCTACCCAACGACCTTGGGCCCCAACACTTGTATCTTGTTTATCTACTCCGGGTGCAAATTTAATTTCAGTGAGCATCTATGGCTCCTATTGATTAGTTGATTTTAATAACCAACCTTTAGTGGCGTTAGCATATATAAATGTTACACATTGGTTGTTTACATTTAATACATAGTTTGTAGCCGCGCCGTTTATATTAGAACCATTTCTATCAACAGTTACATTATTAGTTGCAAAACCATTTGTAGCTGAACCATCCATAATTGTTACTTCATTAGTAATACTAGGAGTTGCAGGTAAAGTAATAGTAACTGGATTTGCTTGTGTGTCTACCACAACTTGATCACCGTTAACTGAAGTATAAGCTGTTATAGTTGCAGCGGTAATATTTTTAATTCCTGGTTTAATAAAAGCAAGAACTGTATCTGTTCCATCAGATCTAACAATTATATTTGCACCTTCGGGTAAAGGTACAGGAGTAGATGATCCTGCTGTTTTAATATTTATAGTATAGTTGTTAGCAGTTGTTCTGTCTGTTGTATCTTCAATAATATAAGTTCTTGTTGCTGTACCACCTGTTGTAGCCGCTGGTATAATTAAACTAATACTTGCAGTCATTGTACCTGTTAATTTTAAATATAGATTTTTACCGTTAGCAGTATCTGATCCATCCGCTAAACTTAAAGTAACATCTGAACCACTTGTCATAGGTACTGCGACATAACCGGATGCTGCTTGTTGTAAAATTTGTAAATTAGTATTAGTAATTGTTCCCCACAAACCTGCTTTTTCGCCGGTTGTGATAAGTTCTAATGATAGATCGGATGAGTAGGATGATGCCATAATTTTTTAATAAGGTTTAATTGGTGTCCAAACCATTGTTGCTCCTGGTATTATATCGTTCCACGTAATAATTCCTGGCTCATTAGTGTTTAAAACTAAAGCACTTCCGTCAGGATTTACTAATGCTTTACCTGATATAGTAACATTTCCTGTTGCCAAGGTCAATGTGTTATTAGTTGGATTTACTGTTGCTCCAGCAGTCACTACTATAGTTCCTATCCCTAAAGATAGTTCATTTTTAAGTAAGGTATAACTAGCATTACCTGTAACAGTTAAAGTACCTAACCCTAAAGTTAGTCTATTTGGGTCCGGATCTTCAACTACAGCAGTTGCTATAATTCCTATACTACCAATAGTAATGTTTAATGTATTACCAGTAGCAGTAACTAAAACACCTGTATCAGGTCCTGAAGTAGCCCATGGTAATTCTGCAAATGATCCAAATCCTAGCATAAAATAAAATCCTTATAAAGAAGGCAGTAGGTATGGTGGAGTACTGCCTTCATCATAGGGTTATATCATCGTTTAAACCAACTTGGAAGACCTAAATGTGGACGCTTATCAAACATATTATCTTTAGACCCTGGAGTTTTTCTGTTGTTATAATGAAGAAATACTTGAGCACAGTCTTTACCTTTAAACTTTTCTCGCCAATGCTCTAGTTCACAACCAGAATAGACTAACATATCTCCTGGTTTTAAATTTACTTTAATACCTTTTTTACCAACTTCTCCTGATGGCTCTAAATAAATAGTCCAATCATCACCACCCAAATTCATAGTAGTAGATATTTCACAACTGAATCTATCTTTATGTCTTTTTAATTGATCACCTTTTTTATAAATTCTTGCATAAGTATAAGATGGATATAGTTTTAATCCTGTAGTCTTTTCCATAATAGGTTGACACTTCAACATTAAAGTCTCCATAGCTATATCAGAGTAACTTGAGTAAGTATGTGGAATTTGTTCGTCTGCTCCTTCATAATAACCAAGTAATGTTTCATAAGGTGATATAAATCTAGCATTACGACAGGTATCTAATACTTGTCTTTTCATATGAAAATAATTATATAAGAATAAAGCTAAATCTTTATCTATTGCTTGTTTTATAATTACGTATTTATTTTTTTTAAACGACATCTTTAGCCATTTCTTTCGGAACAGCTTGAATATTCCAATGTATAAATCTAAAAGGTTCTATTCCAAAATCTACTGAAAATTCATGTTCTAAATAACCTGGAAATATAATTAACGTTCCAGGTTGTGGTCTAAAGTGAACTAGTTCATTACCATTAAGAATTTCTTTTAAATTAGTTTTCATTTTTAATTTTGTAGATCTTGCTCCAGTACGTGGCTCGTGAAATATTGGCATTGATGTTTTCTCACCTGCTTTTAAAAAATAAAATCCTGATACATGTTGATTCCAATGAACGTGAGCCGAATGATGTCCTCCTCCCTTTTTTGCAAACTCTTGTACCCATAGTTCACTAAACATAGTTTGATATTGTTGCATATCAAAACCTTGATGATCTAAATATTCCCAAGATTTTTGACCAATGTAATCTCTAAAGTCTCTAAAATCATTGTCAACTGTTAGTGGTGTTGAATGATAACTTCTTCCAAAGTCTCCAAATTCTTTAATATGTTTTTTAGCTTCTGGAAAATTTCTAGCAGCTTTAATATATTTGTTAGTTGCTTTAGTTAAAGATTTTAAAAACTCTGGTTTTTGTTCTGACCAAATCGTTGTGTTAAAGTAATTATTTATAAACATATTATCTAAATGGATATCCAAGGTTCCACATCACCAGTGAATATCTAGTTCCTTTTGTTACTGGTTTAACCCTATGCCATACAAATGATGGAAAGACAATAATACTTCCTTTAGGCAATATTTCTTTTGCTTGTCTCAAATGTTTAGCTTCTTCTCTCATGTGAGGATCATAGTTTCTAAAATCAAATTCTAGTTCTCCACCTTCATATTCTGAACCATCTGTTAACTGACAAGTCATAGATAGCTTTCGAATTTTACCATTCTCTGGACCTTCTTTGTCATATACTTTATCCCAAGAATCACAATGCCAATCATAATATTGATTGAGTTTATATTTTGTAAACTGACAAGATTCAGATCTATCCCATTCAAAATTCCAACCGGCAGCTTTATTAGCTTTGTGGATATAAGGATGTAGTTCTTTATAAATCCAAGTATCATTTAACCAAACTAAATCAGAGTTTCTTTTTCTTTTCATATCTCTAACTTGATCTTTAGTTAATTCTTTATCACCGTAGCCACCTGTTCTTGCCATAGTTTCTGCTTGTGTTAATCCATATTTTATAATGTCATCACAGATTTTTGGAGGTATAGCTGATTTAAAATACCAATAGTAATTAGATATATTCATAAGTTATTGTTTGTACAAAATTCAAACTATCTTTTTGATTATTAGTTAAGTAATACATATTAGTTGATGGAAACATTATGAACATATTATTTTTAAGTTCTATATCCCAACTTCTTCCTTTACGTCTATTGTCATCAAAATGGATTCTAACATTACAATCTTTAATTTTAACACCATATAACATAGTAAAGTCTGCAGAGTTACGTAGATCCACCGGATCAATATTTAATAAAGGAATTGTTGTCTCATTGGGTTTATAGATATTTCCCCACGTTAATTTGTTAACTAACTTAATACCGTGTTCAAGACCAATAAAGTCTTTCATATAAGTATTTAACTTATCCCAAGTTTTTGAAAACTGGAATTCTTCATCAGTTAATTTATATTGTAGAATATAATGAGCTAATTCAGTTCTATCTATTTCCCAATGTTCCGGCATCGAAACATCTCCAAAATAAATTGATTGCTCTGTTAATACTTTCTTTCGCATACCACCACCATTTTTAATTTATGCTTTGCTGTCTGTCAAGTCCCAAGTTGTATTACCTTCATTCCAAACGTAACTCCAAGAATGGGTATCAGCTGTATTTTGTGAGGTCTGTTCTTCTGTTAAAGCTGGTGCATCACCGATAGGTGATTTCCAAGAAGCTGATGCATTATGTTTTACCCAAGATGCATGAGGTTTTTTAGGCCAGAAGATTTGATCATCTTCGTCCCAAGTATAACCAATGCCTGCGTAGTTTCCTCTCAATGCTTTTGATTGATCTGCTGATTCTTCACCATTGATATAATGTTTATTACCAGATGTATTGTATGAAGTTTGAATCCACATCTGTGCTGGCCAGTTGTTGTGAGTTTCTAAATATTGTTGACCTATAGATTCATCCTCAACGCTATCAGCGTTCAGCATATCACTATTATTCAAAGTTAATACTTGAAGAACTTTTTTGTTAGATCCTAGTTTTGCAAAATGTGCCATAATTATTCTCCTTATATTTTATTTCACTTATAATTTTTACCTATTGAAATTTGTATCTTATTACTACTATACCTGAACCGCCTGCGCCACCTAAACCATTAATTGGTCCATTTCCACCGCCGCCTCCGCCAGTATTTGTACTACCTGCTCCACCTGGTCCATTACCAGTTGCACCTGCTCCACCCCCACCAGCTCCACCGGCACCGGCTGTAGCTCCACCATTACCACCTCCCCCTCCTCCAGCTCTTGTTGTTGGGGTTCCATTAATTGAACTTGTTGCTCCTGCTCCACCAGCACCACCTGGTCCAGTACCATTACCACCTGCAGCTGTTGCTCCACCACCACCAGCTTGACCGCAACAAGAGGGTGAATTAGTACCACCTGAATTTCCTTGAGATGGACTTACAGGAGGTGTATTACCACTTCCAGAAGGTTGTCCATCTCCTGCTCCACCACCAGATCCACCGGATCTTCCAGCTGCACCAGGATAAGCTCCACCTCCACCACCACCATTAGATGTAATTGTTGAAAAAGTTGAATTTGAGCCGTCACTACCAACACCGGTACAGGTATTAGTTGCAGCTCCACCCCCTACTGTAACTGTATAACCTTGAACTGAAACTGGTAAAGCTGAAACACAAGCTCCTAAAGGAGAAGCTGAATAACCACCTGTGGCTGCACCACTTGATTCTCTATACCCACCAGCTCCAGCTCCAGCTCCGTTACTACTACCTCTTCCTCCAGAACCACCGCCAGCAGTTACTACATAATCAACTGAATTTGGTCCTCCACAATCATTACCAATAGAAGAAACACAAAATGTTCCTGGTCCTGTAAAAGTGTGTATTTTAAAATCGCCTGATTCTGTAACTGTTCCACCTGTTGCTGTAATAAATTCTGCTGATGGTCCTCCAGCACCAAATCCTAAAACCTGATAACCAAAAGATTTACCTTTTCGTGTTTGTATATTTTTTGTGTTCTTATTTGATGTGAGTTTATTTTTTAAATCTCTCATATCTAAATTCCTTATGCATCGTTAGCTGCATCAGTAGTGTAGAATATCTTAATACCTAGAACTCTTGCATCTCCAGTAAAAGTATCTCCACCTGCGTTTGCATCTCTATATAATTGAAAGTAAGTTTGTTGGTCAACTGCAGGAGAACCTGCGATTGTTATAGCACTACTTACAGCTGAAACTTGTTGATCTTCGATTGTTCCAATCCCTGCGTCTGTAACATCTACTGCTGTTCCATAAGCAACGTCAATAGTATCACCATCACCGATAGCTACACCTTGTAATCCAAAAATACAGTCCCCTGTATCCGTAGAACTCGGAGTCCAATATACTTGATAAGTTACTGTACCTTCATTCCATGATTTAGGAAACGCTACTGAAAATTGTGCAAATTCATCTGTAGCAGCATCAAAATCTAATACTTTCATATCAGGTCTTACTGCTGTTGTTTCAACTTGTTGTGAGTCTGCTGGGTTAGTTGTAGCTCCATACATTGCTGAAGCTGGAACCCACATAGTCTCCAAACCTGCAATTTTTAAAGCTGAACCTGCGCCTTGTAAAACACCAGTACCTTTTGGTACTAGATTTAATCCAACATTACTATCACCGCCCACTGCTGCAAGCGAAGGTGTGTTACCTGTTGCTGCATTAGTTATGCCAAAATTATTAACCGCTGCACTAGTAGTTGTGAATGTAATTTGCTCATTAGAACTTTCATCAAGAATACTTTTTGTTGAATCGATAATAATATTATTACCATTAGTATCTAAATCTGCTGAAAGCTGTGGTGTATAATCTGAAGATAAATCTGTGAATGCTGTATCAACAACATTAGTACCGTCAGAATAAACCATTTTAGTACCTTTGTCAGCTGCTGCCCAAGTTACTCCAGTTCCTGAACTAGTTTTAACAGTTACTGCATGAGCACCTGAAGTTGCGTTATCTATAACATATGCTTTTGTTAAAGTGTCTGGAACAACAACGTTAACTGCACCTGCAATAGTTCCAGTTAATTTTAATACTTGGTTTTTACCATTTGATACTGCACCATTTGTAAAAGTTAAAG